TTAGCTTGTGGACGATCCGAACATACCGCCCGAAACCGTCCAGCCGTCGATGACGGGCCGGGCCAGTGCGAAGCTGCGCGGCATCCGCAGCGTCTGCCCGCGCCGCACGCCCGCGGCGACGCCCTCGGCGACGTCCTTCCCGAACCGCTGCAACGACAGGAGCGCCTGGCCGTGCGCGCACTCCTGGCACGACACCCGGCCATAGCCGCGCGTGCACACCCGATGCCCCGCCTCGACGGCGTGCGTGTCGAGCTGATGCCAGCACAACGGGCACAGTCCGGCCGGCTCGTGAGACTCCGTCACCAGACTTCCCGCACGGGCGGTTCCTGGCTCTTGTGCGCCTCGGCGAAGTGCTCACGGACCGCCGACTCCACTCGCCCGCGCACCACAGCGCCCCGCCGCTCCGCCCGCTCGGCGAAGATCCGGCCGATCTCCTCCGGGCTGGCGCTCAGCGGAATACTGATCGGCTCCTCGTCCATCCCGTACGTGTCCTCTGCGTGCGCCCACCCGCAGCCGAGGGCGCACGGGAAACGGACAACTCCGCTGTCCGGGTGGGGCCACAACGGCGGCAGTACGGGCTCCGGGATGATCGTGCGGTGCGGCGTGCGGGCCGCGTCCGCGCGGCGGGCGGCCTCGATCTCGGCGAAGACTTCACGGGTGGACGGCTGCGGAAGCCGGGCGAGCAGCTCGTCAAGGTCGGTGTCGGCGGTCACGGTGTCCTCCGTCTCGTGCGGCGGACAGAATGCCACAAACAGGAAGGCCCGCCTCCTCGAGGCGGGCCCGGTGCCCGGGGTGGGATTCGAACCCACAACTGACCGCGTTTAAGGCGGCTGCGTCTTCCAGTTGCGCCACCCGGGCCGGCGACTTAGACGACGGGCAACGACACTACTGGGCTGAGGTGACGGTCACTCACATAGCCCTCACACGAACCGGATTGGGCGATCTCCGGACAGCCGTCTCCCCAGATCGATCATGTCTCCCCTGACGTGCGGTCGGAACTTCTTTCGAGCCGTGAAGCCCGATGGTCACAGCCTTCCTCACGGGCAGCCGGGACACAGGAGGGAAATTGGTCAACAGTCGTCGCAAAACATGAGGACGCCCGCCCCCGGCGCATGAGGGGCGGGCGTCCGCTCAGTGGCCGGACGGCTCGTCCGGCGGGTCCGGCTGGGAGGGCAGAACCGGCGGGCCCGGGAGCTGGCCGGGCGATTCGGCCTCGTGCTGCTCGTCGCACAGGCCCACGACGTCGGGGCACAGTCGCTGAAGTCGTGCGTCCGCGCGGTCAACGGCGTCACGCAGGGAGGCCCCGCTGTTGGGCTTCACTTCGTGGTGCACCGACCGCACGTAGGTCTCTACGTTGGCCAGGCGCTCCATCACGCCAGGCCTCGCCGGCACTCCGGGCCGCGACAGTTCGCCGTACCAGTCGTCGAGGAACTGGCCGGTGCGGTTGGTCACGCGGGTGACGGCCCGCACGATCCGCCACACGGCGGTGCCAAGACCTATCAGCAGCGACAGCGCTCCACCCCACACGAGCAGCGCGTCGACGGCGGGCACTCCAGTTGTCGCGTCCACCGGCTCACCCCTCCCCTAGGTCCGGGCGCGGCGTGTGCCGCGCCTTCCATCCGGCCGCGAACGTCAGCAGGCCGGGAACGAGGGCCAGGGCGAGCGGGCTGATGCTGTCCGGCAGCGGCTCCAGGACCCGGGCGTTGTCCTGGACCGCGGCGAGGACGCCGAGGAGCCCGGACGATGCGACGTAGGCCGCGGCGGTCGCCCATCCCACCTTGCGTTCGATCTGTCTGGCCATGGGTCAGCTCTCCCTCCATACGAGGGCCTTCAGCACGGCGCTGGCGACCTCGATCTGCTCGGAGGACTGGTTCAGCAGTCGAATCCGCATGCTGCGGCCCGGCCCTAGACGGTTCGTCAGGGGCAGGACGCGGAAGGTGCCGCCCGACGTGCCGACAACCTCGTCGATGGGGTGGTCCGCCTTGAGCGTCGTGCCGTCGTATTCGGACTGCCGGACCTGGACGACGTCGCCCTCCGGCAGATGCTCGAAGCGCAGCGACAGCGTGCCGTTGTACCGCGCGGCGCCCGCCACGAACACCGCGCTGTTCGCCGCGTGGTCGCCGGCCTCGTCGTTCCACTCCTGCGTGAACTGGATCTCCGTCCACTCGCCGGATGCGAGCTGGTAGCCGTGGACGAGGCCGAGGTTCACGAACGCGGGGTTCATGGGGGTGGTCTCCTGTGCTGTGGGCGGGTTCCAGCTCGCCGCGTGCGCGAGGCGCTCGGCGACGTCGACGCGGAACTGCGCCATGGTGAAGGGGAACGGGCCGCGCTTGCCGTAGCCCGCGACCGGGCCGGACGGGTCGGGCTTGCCCTCGACGGACGTCTCCAGGTGCCCGGCGACGCTGCCCGCGCCCCAGTCGTGGAGGCGGCACAGCGCGGCGTTGACGCGGACCCAGCTGTCATACTGGGCGCGCGTGTAGACGTCCTTCGCGTTGCCCAGGTTCTCGACTTCAAGCCCGTACAGCCGGTCATTGCCGTCGATCGTGCTGGACCTGTCCTGCTTGGGCAGCGGCCTCTCCGCGACGATCGCGTTGAAGACGCTCTCCGCGGCCAGGCCCGCATGGTTGGCGCGGCCGTCCGCGACCAGGACGACGACGCCGCTCTTGGGCAGATAGGCGTGGGCGAGCGGCGGCGGCAGACCCGGCCGGCCCACCGTGGCGATCGTTGCTAGCGAGTTGGAGCCCGCGGTGTGGTGGTTGAGGATCCCGTTGACCGGGCCGAAGAACTTGCCCGTGGCCGCGTCCCGGCCGCGCGTCGTCCACCCGGCCATCTCGGTGAACGGGCAGCCTTCCGCCTTCAGCGCGGCCCGCCACTGGGCTGGTGTAGCTGGATCTGCCACGGCGATCACTCCCAACGCGGAGAGTCGATGCCCGGCCCAGAACCAGCGGCTACCAGGAGTCTAGCTACCAGCATGGCCGAGCACCGGGTCGTCGTTGAGCGGCCCCCCGTGCCCGGACAGCGCCCGCGCTGTCGCCTCGGGGATGTTGGCCGCGACCAGGTCCTCGTACTGCTGGCGCCGGGCGTCTTTCTCAGCGGCGAGCATCTCGGCGACGCAGGTCTCGTGCTGCTCGCGCATCGCCGAGCGCAGCTCCTCGTAGACCTCCTCGGTCACGAACTTCGCGCCCTCGGGCAGCTCCGGGTCCAGACCGGCGCCCACGACCATCCGGCCGAGGACGCCGTCCGGGAACCGCACGTACCGCGTCACCTGCTCGGGCAGCGGCAGGCCAGGGATTTCCAGCATGGTGCGCTCCTCACAAACTGATGATCATTGCCCGAAGGAGGAAGACGATCGAGTAGTAGTAGGCCCCGCCGGTGCCCCGGCCTCCGGTCGCGCTCAGCGTGATCGGTGCGGTCGCTCCAGGGCCGAGCGTGAACGACTCGGTCAGGAACTTGGTGCCCTGGGCGTGGACGCCGACCATCGACGCCGAACCGGTGTTGCGCATGTAGAACATCTCGTCGGAACCCTGTCCCGTGCCCCCTGCGGCCCCGGCCGGAAGGACCATCCAGACGTCGATCTCGCGCTCGGTGAACACCTTCGCCGCGCGGCAGCTGTCCGGGTTCGTGATGTTGACCGAGAAGGTGTCGAGCACGGTGTTCTGCGCGGCCGGGATCGGGACGTCGTTGTAGTCGCGGCTCTCGCCGTAGTTGGTGAACGAGACCATCCCGCGCGGCTCGGAGCGCAGCCGTCCTTGGGTGTCGCATGCGACGACGCCGCCGAACGTGTCGACGCTGCACGGATACGGCCACGCCTGGGTGTTCGCCTTCACCGGGGAGCCGGCCGTGCCGTTGCCGGTGAGGCCGCAGCCGGTGAGGACCTGGCCGCCTGCCGTAGGGACGAGGAGCCCGCCGTCCGGACCGATGCTGACGTTGTTCCCGACCTGCCCGGACAGGTGGGCGCCGATCTCACCGGTCGCCGTGTCGAAGCTGATGCCGTCGCCGCCGGAAAGGCACGCCCGCACCGACGCGCACGGCACGTCGGCCGAGACGACGTACGGGTTCGCGGCAGAGCCGGAACCGCTTACGATGACGTTGTCACCGGCCTCCAACGAGCAGTCGCACTGACCGCCACCACAGCCGCATCGCGCCACTGAGCCCACCGTCCTCGCGGGGTCGTTCTGTGGCCCGGCCTAGCACCAGCGGCGCACCGTCGAGTCTATCGACGGCCCTCCCGGACGGCATTGACCTCTCCCAGCGAGGATTGAGTGATGTCAACGAAGATTGAGTGACCTGAGCCGCACCTGAGTTGAGCATGTTGGCTGAAGCCTCGCCAAGATGGCCCCGGAATCCCAGCTCGGACGCCAGGGGGCAACTGACCACTGACTCTTGAGGGAGCCCTGCCGTGCTGGCAGCACCTTGCGCGGCGGTGGCATGGCGCCCGTCCGACTGCGCTGCTATGCGCCGGACATACAAGTCAATTCCTGCTGTGGAGGCTGCCGTTCAGCTGCCCGGGAGGCGATTTACCCCCTACGGTGGATGATGTGTCCCACACACCCGCCCCCGCGCCCGGCGGGCCTCCGCCCCCTGGCCGACGGCAGCGGTTGCGGGCACGCTGGGCCGACCGGCATGCCCTGACCCGGTTCGGCTACTGGCTGCTCAGCCGGGGCGCCATCGTGCTGGCGGTGTGCGGAGCCCTGTACGCGCTCAACGGGTTCCTGATCGGCTGGGCAAACGCCTACACCGTGCTGACCGGCATCACCTCGCCGGCGGCCGTCCGCCCCCAGTGGTGCGCCTGGCCGCTGTCCCTGATCGGCTGGGCCGCGATCCCCGCCATCATCGGAGCTGCCGCCGGCTACGTCATCACCGAGCAGATCCATGCCCACCACGCGCGGGAGCTGAGCGATGTCCTCGATGAACTGCGCCGCCTGGCCGAACCTCCCGGCCCGCCCCCGCCATCCGGGAACGGCTCGTGATCACCCTGCACGAGGTGCATGAACAGGGCAGCGAGGCCGTCAAAGCCGCGGTGCTGGCCTTCGGCGCTCGCCACCCCCTCGACGACGCCGGGCCGGACGTCCAACCGGACTGGAAATGGGCAGAGAGGCACTTCACCCAACTGATCATGGTCATCATGGGAACGGCAAAACCCCCGCAGATCCGCGTCACAGCCACAGCCACTGTGCGCCGGGCCGAAACCGAAGCCATCGGCTTCCTCCTGGCTGTCAGCAACCGGCCCAACTACCTCTGTCCCATCTGCGTCATGCGGCAACGGCCCCCGCTGTGAGCCACCGGCCTACCCTGGAGATGTGGTGACGGACGCCGAACGAGCCGAACATGCAGCCCGCCTGCGCGGACTGCTCTATCTCGCCTGCCCCGACGCACCCGCCCCCGCCATCACCGCAACTGCGGAAGCCATCGTTGAACACGCAGAGGAAACACCCCAAAACCCAGTCCTCCAAGCCGCTCAGCTCGGCCAGCCCATTTACGCTGCGGCCCAGCTGAACCTGAGCGGCGCGGACCTGACCGGCGCGGACCTGAGCGGCGCGGACCTTCACGGCGCAGACCTGACCGACACGAACCTGACCGACACGAACCTGCACGGCGCGAACCTGACCCGCGCGAACCTGCACGGCGCGAACCTGCATGGCGCGGACCTGACCCGCGCGTATCTGAACGGCGCGTACCTGCACGGCGCGTACCTAATCCGCGCGGATCTGACCGGCGCGGACCTGACCGGCGCGGACCTTCACGGTGCGAACCTGCACGGCGCGTACCTGTTCCGTGCGGACCTGCACGGCGCGAACCTGCATGGCGCGGACCTGACCGGCGCGTATCTGAGCGGCGCGTACCTGATCCGTGCGGACCTGCACGGCGCGAACCTGCATGGCGCGGACCTGATCCGTGCGGACCTGAGCGGCGCGAACCTGACCAACACCGACCTGGCTAACGCGGACCTGACCAACGCGAACCTGATGGGTGCGCAGTTCACAAGTGGTGTGAACATGCATTTGCCGGCAGGAGCAACCTGGGGTTCACGCACAAGGTGGCCTGACGACTTGGCATCGGTTGTTGCCGAGCGGTCCGACGAGGTGAGTCCGGGCGTCTATCGGGTGCGCGGCGGGCAAAACCCAGACAGGAGCACCGTCGGGATGTGACGAGCCCGGCGCCTGCGGCTTTGTCGCATCCCCGCAGCCGCCCGGTTGGCGCTACGCCTTCCTTGGCTTCAGTCCCCTGGTGCCCGAGCTGGGATTACCGGGCCATCCTCGCGGGGCTTCAGTCAACGTGCCTCAACTCAAGACGTGGCCCAGGTCACTCAATCTTCGCTGACATCGCTCAAACTTCACTTCGAGAGTTCAGGCGTCCGGACGCGTCCACGGATGCCGCCCGGACACATACCGACACAAGGCGCTGACCTGGCGGGATGCCGTCCGGACGGCGTCCGGACGGCGTCCGGACGCATACAGACACGGCGTCCGGACGCAGGGGTCAGGCGTACAGCCAGACGATCACGATGCCGCCGCTTCCCTCGGTGCCGTTGACGCTGTCGCCGTCGCGGGCGAGCGCTCCGCCCGCGCCTCCGCCGTAGCCGCGCCCGGCGCCGCCTCCACCGCTGGATGCCCGCTGCCAGCCGCCGTGACCGAGCCGCGACTCACCGCCCGGCCCGCTCTGCCCCTGACCGCCGTCCAGCCGGATCGAACCACCGCTGGCCCCGCCACCCTGCGCCATGTCGCCGATGCCGGCGAGCGGCCCGGCCACCCCCGAGTGGCAGACCGCGGCGGCGCCTGACGACATGACGACCTGTCCGCCGAAGCCTCCGTTCGCGGTCACCAGGCCACCGAAGGACGAGTTGCCCCCGTTGCCGCCATCGACGGTCGGAGTGCCCGCCGAGCCACCCGCGCCGACAACGATCGTCTCAGTGGCACCGAGCGCCGAAGCTTCAACCAACCGCTCCGCGTACCCACCACCCGTGCCGCCCGGGTGTGCGGTGAGCTGATTGGCGTTCGCCCGCGCACCCGCCGCACCTCCCCCGGCCGCCTGCACCTGCACGAAGATCCGGCTCAGCCACGGATAGTCGGCCTTCTTGAAGTCAAAGGTGCCGTCCGTCTTGAAGTACAGGACGGCGCGCAGATCGGCACTGCCCGGGACCATCGTCAGCCGGCCGTCGTCACCGACGTCGAAGTACTCCGGGTCCACACACACTGATGCGATGGGACTCACCCCTCGGGTGTGAAGTGAGTCCGGCCCAAAACCAGCGACTACCGGTTCATGTTAGTGACGCGCCACCAGCGATGGCCGTGCTTGAGCTTCGAGACGTGCGACTGGTGGATGCGGTACTCCTCGGCGATCGCTTGCTGGTTCTCACCCGCCGAGGCCCGGGTGACGATGTCCTGCACCTGCTTCTCCGTCAGCCGGTGTTGCCCGTGCCGCTCGCCGTGCGTACTGCGGCCGGACTCCACCATGTCGACCATGTTCTGGGTGTGGTCGCCGAGGTACAGGTGGCCGCCACTCACGCATCCCTCGTCGCCGCGATGGCAGGTGTGCAGGACGTGCGCCTCGCCGGGGTCGTTGCCGTGCCGGATGGCCCAGACCGCTCGCGCGGCCGTCATCGGCTTGCCCAGGTAGCTGACGGATAGCCGCCCGCCGTCCGGGCCGGGAACGAGGAAGCAGTCCTCACCGTCGTTTGCGGCGGCCTGATCGAGCAGCTCTCGCACGGAGCCCTGCGGTCGTCGTTCGACCTTGAGCACGAGCGGGCTGCCGGTCCGTTCGGCGCGGCCGAAGTGCAGGTCACACCAGACGTCGGTCTTCTTGCGCCTGGTGGCGGTGTTGGTGCAGCGGACGCCGTCCTCGACGACTGTGCACTGCTGGGGGTCGGTGGTCATCCAGAGACGCGGAAGGCGCCTGCGCGAGGCGTTCCGGCACGCCTTGCTGGAGCAGACCCGCGCGTGGCTGCGATAGCCCGTCAGGTCGGCCCCGCAGATGGCACACGCTCGCTTCGGCGCCGCTACCGGCACGTCAGCCCTATCGTGGGTCACGTCGACTCCTAATCAGTCGGCTTCGCGACCCCCGTGCCAGGTGCCCGCCTTCACGGGGGTTGCGCGTGTTCTGTCCTCATTTTCCCAAGCCAGAGGCCGTTTCGCAGGGAATTGCCATGAGGTGTACCGACACGCCGGGCCCGGCCGGCTCGGCGACTCCAGCCCCGCGGCGGGGCCGGGAGCGCCACACCCTCACCGTCACGCTCCAGTCGGTGACCTCCTCCAAGGCCGCCCACGCCGTCCGCCCGTCGTCGCCGGGCTCCGGGTCCACCACCGTCGCCGTGACGGCCGGACGGCCGCCGTGCAGGGCCGGGAACACCCACGTAACCCTCCCGTCCTCGCAGGTGGTCAGCACGGCAGCGACAAGCCCGCCAGGAGCCGCCACAGGTGGTGTGCGCGTCATGTCGTGCGGGGCCGGGTCGCGTTCCAGCGGGGCGCCGCTGGTGCGGGTCCGGCCGGCGATGCGGGCCCGCTGGTCGAGGCTGCGCAGCACTCCGCCGAGCGGGTTGCCGACCATGCGGCGGGCCGGGGTTCCACGCATGGCCATCTACGCCACCTCCGTTGCCGCCGCAGCGACCTGCACCTGCACGCTCTCCGTGCCGGGCGTGTTCTCGTCGCCGCCGGTCTCCGTGACCTTCAATCCGACGATCTTGAGCCGCTGGGTGACCTTGCGGCACGTGCTGGCGCTGGTGACGTCCAGAGCCCACCCGGGCACCAGGTGCGGCACGTCGATCGCCGCGAGCGGACTGATGGTGACCTGCTGCGTGTCGATGAACACCGGCACCTGCGCCGAGGTACGGCGCCGCGCCTTCGCCGCCTGCGCCGCCGACGCCGCATCGGTGATCTCGCTCATCTCGATGTACCGCTCGTGCAGCCCGTACACCGGGTCGACGCCGCCGTCCGACCCGATGACGCCGGACTCCTCGCTGCCAGCGACGATCCACCGCGTGACGAGGGCCCTGCCGTCGTCGCTGACCTCCAGGCCCTCGGGCATGTCCGCATCGGACAGCCGGCCCACACTGACGAGGTGCGTCTCTGGCAGCAGCAGGAACGTCGATCCGATGACCGTGTAGTCGATGCCCGCCTCGGCGAGCTGGTCGAGGTGGTCACCGGTCTGCCCGACCCCGGCCGTGTACGCGCGGGAGCCGCTGATGCCCGCGTTCCCGACGATCTGCACGGTGTGGCCTGGGTCGTCGGGGGCGAACCCGTCGTCAATCAGCCACTGGGCGATCTCCGCCAGGTCGACGTTCGTGAACGTCTTGTTCTCGTGGGGAACGCGATCGTCCAGCCAGACGCTGATGTCCTCGGCGAGGACCTCGACCTGTCCCAGGGACCAGGTGACGGACGTGACCGGCCCATCCCACACGTACTGGCCGTCACGGAACAGGACCAACCTGTTCCTCCAGGACCCGACTTTACTCAAGCGGCCACAGCAGTCCGAATCCGGCTGGATCAGGGCCCGCGCTGTGCTGGTTCCATCGAGAACCCGATTCCACTCGCACTCAGTCAGGACGTTGGCCACTGCGACCGTCGCGCCGTTCCTGTCGAGCACGCTGGCCGTATGGCTTCCGCACCCCGCTACGGACAAGGCTGGACTCCCCTCTTGGTGAGGTGAGCCCGGCCCAAAACCAGCGGCGTCCGCGTGTCAGGGTATCTGGCGCGCAACACTGTGACCGCAGGACAAGGACCGCAGCAACAAAGGACCCCGGCCCCTCACCTTTCCATCGGGGAGCCGGAGTCGTGGCGCGGACACCTGCTAGGGCAGCGGTTCACGACCACCGCCGGGCGGAATTTCCAAGCCCACCGCCTAATGCCTCGGCGGCTTCTTTTCCTTCTTCCATGATGCATCGCCAGACCGAGCTAATGGATCTACTTAACCTTCTTCGGCTTCTTGGGCGGCTTGGGCTTGTGAACCGCGTCGACGTGGGTCTGTCCGCTATCGGATACGACCGAGGCCGCTTCGATGGCCGCTGGGGCGGCGAGGGCTCCGCAGAGTGCGAAGCCGCACACAGCTATAGCCGTGCGCTTGCGGATGGCGGCTTCCATGATGCATCACCAGACCGAACTAGTGGATCTACTTAATCTTCTTCGGCTTCTTGGGCGGCTTGACCTTCGTCTCCGCGTCAACCTGGGTCTATCCGCTCTAAGTTATGACCGAGGCCGCTTCGATGGGCGCTGGTGGGGCGAGGGCTCCGCAGAGTGCGAAGTGCACACAGCTATAGCCGTGTGCGGCTGCGGATGGCGGCTTCCATCGTGCGTCACCTGACCATTTGCAAGTGCAGCTCACACCCCACACTTCTCCTCGTCGCCTCAAGTCGTCAAGGTGTACAGGAAGGTAAATAACGTCGAAGGTTCAACGACCAATTCGCTTGCCGCTTCGCGCGGATGACTGCACCGCGACGGCATCACGACCCCTAAGCAGTTACGCGAGGCGTATGAGCGGCCGGTGCGCAAGAGTCAGCCCAAGATTGACAATCCGTCAGTGTCCTCGGCCTGACACGCTGACCGTGACCATCGCGTCGATCGCCGGGGGCGACTCGATATCCGTGGAGATGCACACGCAATACTCGGCGCACTCCAGTGCCTGATACGTCGGCGGCTGCCCATCGCGGCCGTAGACGTCGGGGCTGGACTCACACACCCCGCCGCACTCCACGGTGGACCTGCCCGTCTGGCCGTCCAGCGTGACCGCGCCTCCGGCAGGCACGAACGTGACGTGCCAGTAGTTCTGCGGGTTGCAGCGGTTGAAGTCAGCAACCTGCTCGCACGTCATCGTCTGGTCGCCGTGCTCGTAGATCTCGACGGTGATGTTCCGCAGGTCGCTCGACCCGGCCCGCAGGGTGACGATCGGGACGTCCGAGCTCCAGTTGGGACGGCCCGTCAGGTCCATCTCGTAGCAGGCCCGTTCAGCAGCCAGCGGCAAACAGAAGCAGGTGTTCAGCGGCGCCCCGGGGAGAGGCGGCGTCGACGGCCTACAGCGGGGGTCGGCGCACGCGGCCGTCGGGTCCGGGCACTCGGCGAACCGGCAGCCTCCTGGGCACTCGCCCGGCCTGAGCAGGCACCACTCGACGCACGACCCGTCCAGGTCCATCGGCGGGGTGACCTCCAGCACCGGCAGCGGATCAGTCCACAGCCACGGCACCGCGGCGGTCATCACCCACTCCACGGTGAGGATGTCCGCACCGTTCTGACACTCGCCCACCTCGCAGCCCTTGCCCGCGCGGGCGGTGACCTTCGGCCCGTCGACCAGCGCCACCCGGCGCAGGGTGCGCCGGTGCCTCGAGTTGAAGGTGACCGCGTCCAGCTCCTCGCCGGGACAGCAGTTGTAGACCGTCAGGCAGTCGCCGTCACAGCCGCCCGTCCCGCAACCCTGGAGGACCTCCCCCAGCCAGTGCAGCCCGTAGTCGACTCCGCAGCACGACGAGCCGAGGACGAGCGCCGTCACCGTGATCGTGCGGGGCAGCGCCCGCGCCGGACCGATCGCCCCGCCGCCCGCGATGCCGCCGGTCACGGTGCGCTGCACCGGGTAGTCGTCGAGCCCCTCGACCTGGAGGACCATTACGCCGGCGAACTCGGCCGACTCGGGCACGTCCGCGTCGTACCACGGTGCGGGGCTGTCCGGGTCGTCCGGCGTGGTGTACGGCAGCTCCTCCAGCGTGGCCGCCGTGAACGTGGGGCAGCCGCAGCCGCTGTAGCCGTCCAGCGGCGAGCCGACGGTGCCCAGGTAGGTGTTCAGCCGGGAGTGGTTCACCACCTCGACGCCGCCGTAGTTCATGTACCAGTCGGTCGCCATCAGCCGGTCACTCCTGCCGCGAGCACGAACCGGTTCAGGACCCGCTGCGCCGTGACGTGCGCGGAGCCGACTTCCCGGATCTCCCAGTGGTGGTTGTGGATCACGTCGCCGCCGGTCTTAGCACGACCGCGGCCGGCCAGGTCCTTCGGATTGAGCCCGGCCTGGCGCAGCCGCTGGCTCCTCGTCAGCGGCACCACGTTGCCGCCGCCCAGGTCGGGGCCCAGGTCGTTCATGCCGCCAAGCTGCGAGGACACCCCGCGCACGAGGGCCTGCGCTGCCTGCCGGGATGCCGCGAACAGTGCGGCCATCCGGTTGAGGAAGCCGATGTGGAATCCGGCGCCGGTCATGTCGCCGAGGTGCATCATCACGCGCGACGGCGACTTGATCCGCAGGGCGGTCCGGATCGACGCCTGCATGCCCTTGGCGATCTGGAGCATCAGCTGCTCGATGTTCTTGCGCTGCGCCTTCAGGCCTGCCAGGAAGCCCGCGCCGGCCTGCTTGCCCGCGTCGAACAGGAGGTCCGCGCTGGTGTTGCCCAGCGCGCCGCTCGCCTTCGTCAGCTGCGCCTGGAGGCTGCTGAGCCGCTTCAGCTGGTCCGACGTCGACGCCTTCAGTGCGTCGGCGAGCTGTGCGCCCTGTACGGGGCCGAGGCCGATGATCTGCGCCAGCAGGTCCTTCGACAGGCCCCTCTTGGCCAGGTTGTTGATCTGGGCGGTGAACTTCTGCACCTGGTCGATGCCCGCCTGCAGACCGGCCTGGAGGCTCTTCGCAGTAACCGCGTCCTGGCCCTGCGCGAGGTTCTGCAGCGAGAACGCGTCGATGGCGGACTTCGCGGTGTCGGCCGCGAACTTCTGCGCGTCCGCGATGCGCTTCACCAGGGCGTCACGCTGCGCCGCGAGGCCGGTCAGCCGCTTGTTCCCGGCCTGGAGCATCGACACGAGCCGGTCGTCGATCCGCGTCTTCTTGCCCTTGAAGGCGTCGGTGATGGCATTGACCATGGCGTCCGTCGTGGACTTGATCTGCGCGGCGGTGCCGGTGAGGCCCTTCACGAAGCCCGCGCCGACGAGCTGCCCGATCTTGGCGAAGACCTTGGACGGCGAGGCGATCTGGAGCGTGTCCTCCGCGGCGGTGATCGCTGTGCCCGCCATGTCCTGAGCGGCGTTCCGGATCAGCCCCGAGTTCGAGCGGATTCCGTCGACCATGCCCTGCACGACCAGGGCGCCGACGTTGGACAGCAGGTCGGCGACGCCGGCGAGGGCCTTGCCGAGGCTGGCGAGCGCGCCGTTGGCGGCCGCACCGTTCGACGAGGCCGTTCCGGCTGCGGCAAGGGTGCGCGCCTGGGTGACGCCGAGAATGTTCAACAGTCCGGAGCGGGCCGCCAGCTCTGCCGCCCGCTTCGGCTTGGACAGCGGGATGACGACCTCGGGCCCGGCCTCGCCGATGAGGGCGTGGGTCGGCCCGTAGACGATGCCGCCCTGGGCGAACGGCAGGTACTTCCTGACCGAACTCGGCAGCCCGCTCTTGATCTTGGACATGATCTGCGAGCCCACGTTGCCGATGGCGCCGACGATCTTGGATCCCAGACCGGAGAACAGGTTCACTACGCCGGAGATCAGGCTCGACACGGCGTTTCTGGCGGAGCTGGTCGCCGAGTGGAAGACGTTCGCGATCTTCGATCCGACGCTGGACAGGGCGCTGCCGATCCGGCCGGGCAGGGCGGAGAAGAACCACACCACGGACGAGCCGGCGGAGCGGGCCGCGTTGAGCGCGGAGGTTCCTGCCGACCGGAACAGGCTGGAGATCCGCCCCGGGAGGGCCGCCAGGGCGGAGGCGATCCGGCCTGGCAGCTGGGCGAAGAACGAGGCGGCCCTCGACAGGAACGACGAGATCGCCGAGACCGTCACGTTGAACCCGGTGACGAAGGCGTTGAGCAGGAACGAGCCCAGCGAGGCCAGGGCGGAGGCGATCCGGCCCGGGAGCTCGGTGAAGATGAAGACGACGGCCGCGATCGCCGTGAGGATGGCGATCGCGATACCGGCGACGGCCGAGGTGAACAGGTCGAGCAGCAGGCCCGGCAGGGCCGCCAGCCCGGAAAGGATCATGCCTGGGAGCCGGGTGAAGAAGTCGACCACGGTGTGGAAGCCGGACACCAGGAACTGGCCGATGGTCGTGAACAAGTTGGTGAAGAACGTGGCCAGGGTCGAGCCCAGCGACGACAGCCCGGAGACGATCATCCCTGGCAGCCCTGTGATGAAGGTGATCACCGAGGTGACCCCGGTGATCAGCCCGCCCAGGACGCCGACGATGCCTTGGATGATCGGGACGACGACGTTGATCGCCGCCCAGCCCAGGAAGGCCGCCGCGATCTGGAGGACCGGCGCTGCCAGCCTGATGACCGCCGAGACGAGCGGGACGAGGGCCTGGACCAGGCCGAGGATGGGCGGCAGGAGCGGGATGATCGCCGCGACGATGGCGTTGAAGGCGGCGATCAGGGGCGGCAGCGCCGGGAGCAGGGCGGCGATGATCTGCGTGACCAGCGGTGTGATCGCGACGACGACCTGCGCGATCACGCCGGCCAGTACGGACAGCAGCGGGGCGAGGCCAGTGACGGCGCCGGCGAGGGCCGTGCCGAGGGCGACGCCGAGCGGGATGAGCGCCGTCACGATCTGAGCGAACGCCTGGGTCAGCGGCGGCAGGATTGGCATGAGCGCGCCAACCAGGGCGGTGATCACCGGATTCAGGGCGGCGAAGACCGCGGTGAACGCCGGGGCCAGGATCTGGACCACCGTGTTCGCCAGAGCCCCGACCAGCGGCAGCAGCGGGGCCAGCCCCGTGACGATCTGGCCGATGACCTGGCCGAGCGGCAGCAGGGCGGGGCCGAGGGCGGCGAGCCCCTGGGAGAGCGCGCCTCCGAGCGTGGCCAGGCTGGGAGCGATGGCAGCCAGAGCAGGGCCGAGCGAGTTGATCAGAGTAGTGATCGCCGGACCGAGCACGGTGAAGATCGGCGCCAGCGCGGGCGCGATGGCACCGAGCTGCGTGACCACGGCCGAGATGATCGGCCCGACCTGCGCCGCGATCGTCGCGATCGTGCCGAAGAGGTTGGCGATGGCCTCCTGGCCCTGCGCCGACTCGACGAACTGCCGGAACGCGCCGGTGATCGTGATCAGGTTGTTCAGCAGCCCGCCGCCGGACGCACTGGCCGCACTGAAGACGCCGCCCAGGATGTGACCGACGTTCGAGGCGATCGTGCCGAGCTGCCGGACGACCTCCAGCGCCTTGGTTACGACGTCGACGGCCCTCCCGGACGCGGCGAACTCCGACAGGAACGTCCCGATCTGCGCACCGAGTTGGCCGATCCCCGCCCCGACCTGCGCACCGAACGCCTGCGCGACGGCCGCCGCGACGTCGAGGAACCCCTTCGCCAGGGGGGCGATCGTCTTCGACAGCCCGGACGTGGCGTCCGCCGTGCCCTGGATGATCTGCCTCAGCGGGCCGGCCGCCTGCTGCGACGCCGCGAACTTCAGCCCTTCCGAGGCCGCCTTGCCGAAGTTCGCCGCGATCTTGTCGAGCCCGCTGCCCAGCGGCAGCAGATTCTTGACCGCCGCGGTGACGTCGCCCGAGAACTGCTTGAAGAACGACTGCTGTACCGACTGCTGAACCTTCTTCAGCTCCGGCGCCAGGTCGCGGACCGCCGTGACGGCCTTCTGCGCGGCCGGGGACAGGTTCTCGATCGCCTTCGAGAACTTCTCGGCGTCCCCCGACAGCGCCGCAGACAGAGCGTCCTGGACACCGATGAGGGCCAGCTTCAGCGTGCCGAGCGCGACCTGGGCACCGGCGATCGCGGCCGGGAAGGCGGCGACGATCCCGGCCGCCGGGGCGAGAGCCGCGGTGAAGGCGATGACGCCCTGCGCCGCGCCCGCCGCGCCGATACCGATCGCACCGAACCCCAGCAGCCCGGCCAGACCCTTACCGACCCGCTTGGCGACAGTGCCGACCCCGCCCAGCGCCCTCGTCAGCCGGTTCGCGTCGATGTTGGCGTTGACCGTGACGTCCGGCGCGTTGTGCGCCCGGATACGGGCGTCGAAGTCGTCCAGGTCGGGGACGACCCGGACCGGGATCTCAACGCCCGCCAAGAGGGCACGCAGCCGCTCCACGAACCCCGTAAGGTCCGGCGCCACCGGGATGTTGATCGAGTCGAGCGACCGCAGCCCGTTGAGGAGCTGCCCGTCGAACCGGCTGAGGTCCGGCTCGACGCGGACCGTGACCGCCGCGCTGTTCAGACCGCGCTGGATCTGGCGGCGCATCTGCTCGCCGACGCGGCGCGTCGAGTTCAGCAGCGCCCGCTGGATGCGCGAACCGGCTACACGGGCTTCGCCATCCGCATTGCCGTCGTCGATATCGATCGTGATCCGGGCGGACCCGAAGTCCACGTCCTCGCCGGCCATCGGGCAACCTCACGGAGGAGTGCGGTTGCCCGGCCTAGCACCAGCGGCGATCCCAGGATATGCGGTTCAGCGCCCGCTGAGCTGGGCGTCCTGGGCCGCCATCTGGGCCATCAGCGCCTGCGCGTCCTGCATCGTCATCACACCGCGCTGTGGCTGCTGCTGCCCTGACTGCGCCCGCTCCCGGCGCGGCCGTCGCAGCTCCTTCGGCATGGCGTACAGCTTCGCCTGGATACGCCGCCGCTCGTTGTCGTCCTCCGCGCCGTTGTACATCGCCTGTTCAGCGGCGTTGATCAGCGTGCGGAGCGTCCAGCGGTGCGGGTCGATCCCTTGGAGGGCGAGCTGCCCTTCCCAGGCGTCCCAGCCCTCCGCGACGCTCGCGAGGATCCGCTGGACGGTGTAGTAGGGCGCTCGTTGCCGCCTCCGTACAGCTCCGTCGTCCACTCCAGCAGCTCGATCAGCACCCGGTCCGGGACGCGCATGCTGTTGTCCTCGACGCGCGCCGTCGGCCCGAGTTCGGCAGCCTTCGCCTCGGCCTCCTCGCGGGAGCGGAAGTGGTCGAAGACCTTGCCGGTCTTGATGACCTCGAACCGCAGGAACCGCTCGGCGGACTCCGGCGTCATCAGCCGGGCGAGGAACCCGCGCATCGAGCCGTAGACGTCGCGGAGCGCCTCCGGGTCCATCTTGGTGAGGTCCTGCTCGCCGCTCAGCGCCGCCTGAGCCGCCTGGACCTGGGTATAGCCGTCGAGGAACTCGTCCCCGAAGACCTCCGGGATGAAGTGCAGTTCACCCAGCGCGCCCAGGTTGGCGACGTGGGGTTCGGTACGGACGGCGAAGTCCTTGGTTGCCACGGGCGTGCCCTTGTCTCCCGCGCTACGCCCGGCCTAACACCAGCGGCGTGCCGGGCGATGGTACGACATCAGGGCATAACCGCTCCCTCGACCTCTGCGACAGGCGCACCAGAGCATTTGGAGGTAGCGTCGAATTAAGGCGCAACCGACGGGACTCGCGAACGATGGACGTATACTCGCTACACCGTGCTGTTGAAGCCAGCAATCGCTGTACGCTCATACTCCACCTTGATCAAATATGGTCGTCCGGCCTGAATCAAGCGTCTGAGCTTTCTGTGCGCGATTTGGAGGCGCTGGTCACAATCGGCCACGCGATGCGCATCCACATCGAGGAACTCCTCGTTGACAGCCACTTCCTGATGATGGAATTCCCGAAGATGGTCCGCGAGGATGTCGAGAGCGGATTGTTCGGTTCATCAGCTGAAAATGCAGAGGTGGCGCAAACGGCGATCGCTCTTGCCACTGCCGCTGAAGAGCTGAACCAAGGAATCGCCGACGAAATGCAGGACCTCTGGGACAAAACCCAAGAGCTTGGCGAGATGGCAGCAGGAGAGAGGGACACAGCACCACCGGGCGACATAAGTGCCGCATGGGGCCAGAGACTGAAGAAGGTAGCAATTTCAATCGGCTACATCGCGTACCGTTACCACACCGACCATGACTTTGCTCAAATTGATGACTTCCATGATTTCGTCATAAGTTACGGACCTCTCGTATTCGGCCACGCCAAACGCGAGGCACAATTCCTATTGAAGCATTTGCATGAGACGCGACTCAAGCAGGAGTCACTGACGGAAAAGCCAGAAACAAAAACCACTCAAGCAGGAGATCGACAAGAGGAAGCAGATAGAGTGGACGCCAGCGAGGGCTAGGATCGCCGTCAAACGCTGCGCGCTCTTTGGCATTACCGGCCAACCCTCAAGGCCCTGCCCATGAAGTTGTTCGGCCTGGTACCGGGATGTCTGACGACCTTCGCGAACACGATCTGCCCGTCCACCTCGAACCGCAGGGCCTTCGCGCGGCGCGCCCGGATGAGGTGCGGGCGGGTCCCCTGAAGCACCCACAGCGTCGCCGGATGGTCGCAGGTAATGACCCCCTGCAAGCCGCCCGCTCCCTCCTCGATGTGCCAGTCGATGTACTGCGGCATGCTGCCCGGCGCGAGGCCACGGGCGATGTCTGCGACTCGGCTCGTGCGCCGGGCAAGGTTCCGCTCGACGATCCCCCCGCGCAGCCGCAGGAACCGCGACAACCGGCCCTGGTCCAGGCGCACTTCCACACTCACGGCGACTCCCCTTCCGGGCACACGCACGACGGCAGCGCCACGGTGACCCGCTGCTCGAAGCCCACACACTGCCCCTGCGGGCCCACAGTGCGCATCTGGCCCATGACGAACGTCTGCCCCCGGCGGGCCTCGCTCGTGTCCGGGAAGCAGCACTGGAGGGCGTTCCACACCGCTGCCGCGTCCACGGCCAGGACCCGTGCGGCAGCCTCATGCTCCTCGCAGGTCGGCGGGCAGCCGCCTTCGTCGGACGTCGGCGCGCACCGCAGCAGCGTGATCACGTACTCCGCAGCGGGCCTGACGGGCAGGCAGTTCCGGCTGCCGAGGACGTCGCGGGTCTCCGCAGGGAAGTTCGACGTCGCCACGATCCCCGCGAAATGCACCGTCAGCTGACCCGGAGTCACCGTCTTCGAGCACTCCCCCGAACCGCAGTCGTCCCACGCCGGCGTGCCCGCCACCACGCACGAGCGGCAAGGGCAGCCCGGCTGACCGTCCACCTTCGCGGCCGTCAGCGTCAGCTCCGCGCACACACAGGCCAGGAGCTTCTCGGCGGTCTCGTGAATCACGAGCGGGCTCAGGGCCATGTCACACCCCGTCGGTACGATTTGGGGTGCAATGACACGACCCCCGAGCTGCGGTTGGCGCCTGCCAGCTCAGGGGTCAGGCCGACTGTGTAGGAGTCGACATGTCCGAGCTTAGTTGTGTCGTCGTGTTCGAGGACGGCGCCACTTGCCCCCGTCGCCGGAAGTACGCCAAGTGGTGCGACACCTGTTACCGCTGGTCGCACACCAACGGAGGGGCAGATCCGAACGGCCGCAAGCACTACCGTCGCAACGGCGCACTGCAAGCAGAGCTGCGCGCAGCAGCTATGGCGGCCACTGACCAGTGCATCATCCTGAGCGGCTTCGCCGATCGCCCCCGTGTCCCGCTCAACGGGGAGATGATGCACGCCTCCCGAGCCGTGTGGACCATCCGCCACGGTGACCCGGGTGAGCGGCACGTTCTGCACACCTGCCACCGGGGCGAGGAGGGCTGCATCAGCATCCGGCACCTCTACCTCGGCGACAACGCGCGGAACATCCGCGACATGGTCGCCGCCGGTCGAAGCACCCACGGCGAGCGGAACGCGAACGCCGTGCTGAGCGGTAAGCAGGCGCAGGCCATCCGAGACGCGTACGTGCCCAGGGTGGTCACGCAGCGCATGCTCGCCGCCGCGTACGGAGTCTCTCAACAGACGATCTCCGACATCGTCCGAGGCAAGCTGTGGAATCACGGCCATGTCGTGGACCTCGGCCGCCGGAAGTCCGGCGAGTAGACACGGGATGGCGACGCGAGCCGGTACGGATTGACGACCGTCAGCCACATGTCGACGAGCGGGAGCCCGGTCCGGCCGTCGCTGTAGATGGCCTGCGGGTCCGCGAGCTCCATCTCCACGCCTTGGCGGACCAGTCGCGTAAGGTTCCGGTTCGCTTTGCAGCCGCACGAGCCGCTGCCGCCGCAGCCCTTGAGGAGGTGGCACGTCAGCTCGGACACCGCGGCGACGGCGGCCTCATCGACCGGCAGGCCGATCCGGTACGTCACGGTGAACGTGTCGGGCTCGCCGGGCGCGGCAGCCATGTCCTGGCAGTCCGGCCAGCAGCCGCCACCGACCCGCACGAGCCGGCCGGCCGCGTCGACGCGGTACTGCTCCGGTGCGAGGACCTGGCCGCCGATGTCGACCTCGGTGATGTCGTAGACCGGACCTTCAAGCCAGACCTCGCACAGTTCGCCGCACGAGCAGTCCGACCGGCAACCGCAGGTGCTCGCGTTCCGCCACAGCCCGTCGGTGCCGATGTACGGGATCCACGGGCCCGTGCCCGCACCGGCCTGGAAGGAGAAGAACCCGGAGGACTCCAGACAGGCCCGCCTGCACGGCCGCACGGTGACCGGGCACGGGCCGATGCGGCGGCCGGACAGCGCCCACAGGATCTGTGAGGCGACGAGAGTCCAGCGCTCGAGTTCCTCATCCTCGACGCCTTCGGTCGTGCAGCACAGCCGTGTGGGCCACGCCTCGCACGGGCCTGTCTGGATGGCCATCAGCGCCTCCGGTACTCGTAGTCGGACGGCGACGGGAAGCGGGAGCGGATGACGCGGCCGACCTCGCCGTTGGCGAAGCTGTCCGGCATCGTCGACAGGAACGGCGTGGACCGGTCGAGGCGCGGCGAACGGTGCAGCACCTTCACGTCGTCGATCCGCTCCCCGCCGATCTCGTTCAGCACGCCGTACGCCGTCCGCTTGTGCAGCACCTCCAGGTGCTGGCCGGTGTCCAGGGCGCGCAGCATGCCCGCTTTCGATACCGGCAGCGGCACGTGCAGCTCGTACGACAGCGGGTCCTCATGCCCCTGGTCGACGAGGAGGTCACGGGTCTCCCGCATCCCCCGCAGGTACGAGCCGGACGCCCGGCTGAGGTAGTGCGCCTCGACGTCGCGGACAGGCCCGCGGTGCAGCACGGGCATCTCGTCCAGTGGCTCCATGAGGAACATGTCGTCGTTGGCCCACAGGAACGTGTCGGTGATGTCCGGGTGCTCGCAGGCCACCCGCATGGCCTGGGTGGTGTTGGCGTACTTCGTGCGGCCTGCCTGCCGCGTGGGGATGAACTGCACCCCGTACAGCCAGGTCGGCTTGTAGCCGATGATCCACACCTGCCGGTGCGGGAGGCACGCCTGCCAGCTGCGCAGCGCGTAGCGGAGCTGCTGGTTGGCGTGGCCCTCCCGCACCGGCACGACCAGGTCGAGGTCGAGGTCGCCCACGGTCAGGACGCCAGGCAGAGGCCGCCAGTGACGGGGGTGTACTCGCAGACCGGCTCGGGCGGCGCCACCGTCGTCACGAAGGTACGGCGATGGCAGGTCGCGCCGAGCGGCGTAAGCAGCGTGCCCGGCGTGCCGGCCGCGTCCGTCGCCATGACGTCGTACGGGCCGACACCCCAGCCGCCACCCGCGCGGGTCGCGCCGGTCAGCTGGAGCGTGACCGCCTCGCTGCCCACCTCCAGGTCGCCGAGGATCCCGTTCGTCACCCACGGCAGAAGGAAGTAGATCCACGCGCCGTCACCCGTGCTGTCGGCGGCGCAGGCGTCGGAGCCGAGGACCTCAGCCCAAAGCTCTAGGGCGAACCCGCTGTTGCACTGGAGCGAGCAGTCGTCGTAGCCGATGGGCTTGCCCGCGTAGTCGTAGACCACCGGGTTGCCCGTGGTGATCTCCAGGAACTCCGGGCTGACGCTGAAGAAATTGACCTCGACGTCGTAGCCGTTGAACGTGGGGCAGCCCCTCTTGAAGCCGCACTGCCGCCCGTTCGCGGCCTTGTAGGTGACGTCGTCACCGTCGTCCGTGTTCGGGTTCATGGCGACGGATGCGAGACAGTCGAAGACGAATCCATTGTCCTCGCCGCAGACGGGCCGCCCGCAGGCGTCGACGCGAGTAACACGGACGGTGTCGAGATTTGCGATCAGGGGGCAAGTCACTGGGGCCCTCCAACACGAGACGTGTGGTGGCTCGGCCCACAACCAGCAGCGTCAAACGTGGTGGGGAGCCCGGCCCAGAACCAGCGGCTTACCTGAGTAGGAGTCTAACGGCGGTCGGGCACCTGTGCTTGGGTGCTGGCCAGCTGTTGGACCGCGTCGGTCCACAGCTTCAGTTCCTCGCGGGTGTGGACGATGCGCAAGCGCCCCCCACTCCGCCGTCTGGAGCGGGGGCGTTCCCGTCATGCCTGGGATTAGCTGGCGATGCTCAGCGGTGCCTCGCCTCCCAACCGCTTGTGCAGCTCGAGGAGGCCCTTCGCCGTCACCCGGACCTGGGGCGGGTCGAGCACCAGGTCGCCAGTCTCCGGATGGATGTGTGACTGCGGTAGCTCCGACAACCACTGCCGCTCTACGGCGTGCTGCATGGCCCGCGGCCGGCCATCCGCCAGTTGCCGATACGTCCACTTCATCGTGATGAGCAGACCGAACAGGCGACGCGGGCCTGTCTGGATCCGCGGATCCCGGGCGAGGATCTTCGCCGCGTCGCCCACTGAGAAGTCGCCGTCCGCGGCCGCGAGTACGGTCCATGACTCAGCGGCCGGCTCTAGCTCGGCGACCCGCGAGGTCAATTGCTTGTTCTCGCGGACCTTGTCGAGCAGATGGACCAAGGCTTCCTCGTAGTCCTGGGGGAGGTCCGGTGGCGTCGACCGTGCGAGGTCGTAGCCCCCGTGCTTGCGGATGGACGGAAGCACTTCGCTGTACACCCAGGTCTGAAAGCGCTCGACCCGATCGCGCATCGCAGGGTCCCTCACGCGGGCTGCTTGGCGCTGGCCGATGGCTCGGTAGAAGCCCGGCTCGGTGAGCGTCCAGACTTGCTGTTCACCACCATGGGTACGGACTGCTCCGTACCCCTTCTCGGCGTCGGGGATATTCCGTACAAGGTCAAGCGCGTCGCGATGCCCGAGGGCTTTCGCCAGCCCGGCGGCGATGACCTTGAAGCTGTCGCCAGCCCCGATCATTTGTATGTCGAACTCGTCGTTCGCGAAGCGCTGGAGCCCCCTTTCGTCGCCTGGGTCTTCCGGGGATGCGAGCATGGGCATGGTCTCTCCGATCTGTTTGAGCACAGCGGATGGATCGACTGGGCCCGCCCGTTCTTGGCCGTTCTGGGCGGGCCCGCCACACCATACGTTAGGTGTTCGTTGGGTGTGGACGCAACAAAAACTCAAAATTCTGGCGTTGGTGCCCAGCGAGCATGCATACTCGCCACATGGAACGCGACTGGGTGGCTCTCGCCAAAGCGATCCGGCGGGCGCGCGAGGCAGCCGGGATGACGCAGGCCGACCTCGCCGAGAAGGCCGGGATCGCCGTCGGCAGCGTGCAAAACCTCGAAGCGGGGCGCGCACGTAACCGCATCCCCCAAAGCCTCGCCAAAGTCGAGTCAGCACTCGGCTGGGCCGTCGGATCCGGTGTCACCATCCTCCAAGGACTCGCAGGCCCCGTAACCATGGAGCCCATTGGGGGCGGCCGTGCGATCGCCAGGATTCCCGCAGACGAAGCTGAAGGCGCCGTCAAGGATGCCCTTCTCGCAGTGGCCGACAACCTCACCGCACGCGAAATTCGCGAACTCGCCAAGGCGATCACGGACGAGCTGAAAGGCCGCGGACTGCTGTAGCCAGTCGAGACGAAGCCCCCAACGGTGATCCGTTGGGGGCTTCGTTATGTGCACTCAGGCGGCGAGCTCGGCCCGGTGGGCTCGAAGTACGGCAGCAGGAACAGGACGCGCATGCCGCCTACTTGTTGCCGTCGCCCTGGTCGCCCTCGTCCGGAGGATCGAGGACGATGATCCCGGCCGCCTGGTTGAACTCCGCCTCGTCCACCTCGCGGTAGCCCTCGGGGATGACGGCGAGCACGTCGGCATCACCGCTGACCGAGAGCCAGCCCCCGTTGTCGTTCACGAAGTAGCTCATGTCTGGTTCCTATCGGGTCACACCGATGAGGTCGGTGTCGGTGATCCACTGGTTGATCGTCACGGTGCCTGCCAGTACGCGGATCGCCGGGTATGCGCGCACCACGTAGCCGGTGTGCGGGGGCAGCACGACCGCCTGAGAAAGGCCGAACGAATACCGCTCGTGCCGGGCCGGGCCGTTGGCGAGGACGCTGTGGGTCTGCCGTACCGCCAGAGCGCCGCCGTTGATCTGCACGGCGTAGCCGAGGTCCCACTGGGCGTTCGCCGGCCAGGTCAGCTCGACGTGCCCGGTGAACCGCGTCGAGAACGAGACGCCACGGCATGCGCTGAGGCTGTCGGCGGTGTAAGTGCCTTCGGCGAATGCGGTCGAGTCGACGAGGATGAAGCCAGTGACGCCGATCGTCGGCGTCCCGAGCGGGTGGTTCTGCTGGATGGTGGCGGCTGCCGACGAGTGCTCGGGCGGCGCCCACAGGGCACCCGTGTTCGGGTCGCAGTGCAGGGTGCTGTTCGCCGCCGCGTCACAGGTCCAGTCGGTCGCCCAGGGCCGGTCTCCCGCGATCGGGAACGCCGCGATCGGGGAGCCCGCCGAGCCGTCGCCCTGGAGGCCACAGCCGACCTTGGTCGGCGGGACGTACAGACGGTCGTCGGTACCGAACGCCAGACGGTTGCCCGCGTCGGACGACGGGGCGACGAGGAGGCCCGACGGGGAGATCTCGACGCCGTTGTCCTCCGGGGCCACGATGACGTCCCCAGAGACGACGTACGGGTCCCCTGCGGTCCCGGTGCCGGTCACCGTCGCGTTCAGCGTCGGGGTGTCGGCGGCCTGGAGCGCGGTCCCGGCCGCGGCGGGCGTGTAGATCCCGCCGTCAGTGCCGAACGTGGTCTGGTTCCCGGCATCTGTGCTGATCTTCGCGGCGATCTCGCCGGTCGCCTGGTCGTAGTCGATGCCGTCCCCGGCGGTGAAGCACGTCCGGACGTCGGCGCACTCGACGAACAGCCCGTCCGGGGACTCCTGCAGAAGGTTCGAGCCGCCGCCGGACGGGGTCGGGTCGAGGATGACGCTGGCGGCCACCTGGTACGGGTCACCGGCCGCGCCGGTGCCGGTCACGGTGACGTCCACCGTCGGGGTGTCGGCGGCCTGGACGACCGTTCCACCGCCTCCACTGGTCGGCGCGTAGAGGCCGCCGTCCGTGCCGAAGGTGACGACGTTCCCGGCATCCGTCGAGACCTTGGCGGCGATCTCGCCGGTGCCCTGGTCGTAGTCGATGCCATCCCCGGCGGTGAAGCACGTGCGGACGTCGGCGCACTCGACGAACAGGCCCTCGGGCCCGGAGCCGATCAGGTTCGTCCCGCCCTGCGGCGGCGTCGGGTCGAGGATGACGTCTGCGGCCACCTGGAACGGGTCGGCGGCCGTGCCGGTGCCGGTGACCGTGACGTCCACGGTCTGGGTGTCGGCGGCCTCGAGCGCCGTCGCGGCAGCGGCGGTGTAGATCCCGCCGTCTGTGCCGATAGTCGTCTGGTTTCCGGCGTCGCCGCTGATGTCCGCCGCGATCTCGCCGGTGGTCTGGTCGTAGTCGATGCCGTCACCTGCTGTGAAGCAGGTTCGGACGTCCGCGCACTCGACGAACAGGCCCTCGGGACCGGTGCCGATCAGGTTCGTCCCGCCCTGCGGTGGGGTCGGGTCGAGGATGACGGCCGCGCTCACCGCGTACGGGTCGCCGGCCGCGCCGGTCCCCGCGAGGGTGAGGTCGACGGTAGGCGTGTCGGTGACGGTCAGCGCGGTCGTTCCGGCGCCGCCCGCGTTGACGGTGTACGGGTTGGCCGCGCTGCCGTTACCGGTGACCGTCGTTCCGGTCCCGGCGACGACGCGGCAGTTGCACGGCGAAGGGCCGCAGCACTTGGCCATAGGGGCGCTCCTGGCTCACGTGAGGGAGGAGGCGCCCGGCCCACAACCAGCGGCGTCGTCGTCAAGTCTAGGCGTGGCCGCTCTTGCCAATATGCCCAGTCTTCCAATCGCTGAGCGGCTGTGTTCGATCTCCAGGCCCGGTCGCGATCAAGCGGTCGAGGTGAGAGCCTCGAAGTGAAGGGCAGGGATCCAGAGCTCGGACAAATGCCCACTTCAAATCCCCTTCACAGCGCCCCCTTTGGGTTGCCGTGACCCGGAAAGGAAGTAAGTTCTCATGTCTGATTACTTCCAATGGCCCGCGAGGCTCAGGTCCCTGAACTACCCGGATCGACTTATACGTCACCGACTGTTCGAGGCCTTCGTCGACCCCGATCTTTCGAGGAAGCCAGAGTGGCGCGACAGTAACTTCTGGCTCGTCCCGGGGCTCGCCGACCAGCGACTCTATTCCATTCAGGCGGTTACGCCCTCCAGCAAGTTCTACCTTCGCCACCAGGGTTGGAGAGTGAAGTTGCAGGAGCTCCCCGCCAGCGACGGTCAGTTCGCGAAGGATGCGACCTTCGAACTCACCCCACCACTGAAGACTGATGCCATCGGGAACGGCGGTCTCTCGTTCCGATCACTCAACTTCCCGAGTCGCTACCTCCGCCACCGCAACTTCGAACTCTGGCTGGACGCGTTCGAGGACTCCGACATCTACCGCCAGGACGCCTCCTTCCGACTCGCCGAATCGGCGCTTGCGCCCTAGCCCTGAGGGAAGCCCTCGTTGGGCTGCCACCGGTTCTACGGGGCGCCGGCCTGGGCGTGCACGGTGACCCCGGCCGCAGCAACACCAGGGCCGAGGACGCTGATCCCGAGGACAGTCACGCCGGTCGTGACGAGGACCTGAAAGGTGGTCGAGGTCGCGCTGTTCGCGGTGATCCTCGCCGTGCGCACCCCGACGGAGGCCGCCTCGATCGAGTGAGTCACCACGGGTGGCACCGAGAACGCGCCAGCGGGCCAGGTGAAGGTGACGTTCCCTGAGCCGTCCGTGACGCCCCTCGCCCGCTCCACGCGGGGCGCTGGTGCGTGGTAGTCGCCACTCGTGCTCATGCGACCCGCTCATACCGCAGTGTCGTACGTCCGTTGGCATCCGAGATCACTGATGCGCTGTCGGTGGTGCCGCTTGAGGTGAGCCGGGCGGCTTCCAGGCGGATGGTACGGGCGCCCGGGACCGTGTACCGGACCTGAATGGGCGCTGTGCGGTTCCAGGTGAGGAGCGTTGGCGACGTGCCAGCCGAGACGTTGAGCTGGTGCGCGAGGACTTCGCTGTTGGGGATGACGGCAGCGCCGGTCACGTCGTACAGGCGGGCGACGATGAACGCGCCCTCTCCGGTCGTCATGGTGCCGAGGACCGTGCGAACGGTGGCGTCGAGGAGGTAGGTGCCGGCAGTCGGTAGCGCGAGTGTCAGGCCGGTGGCGACGAACGTCCCTGACGCCGCGGCGTTGAGGTTGACGTTCGCGGGGAGGGCGGCGAAACCGTCCTCGGCGATTCGGATGCTGCTGGAGGTGCCCATCAGTCGGAGTCCGTGTAGGTGTGCTCGGTCCAGTGGACGAGGAAGTCGGAGCCCGCGGTGGTGCCGGTGAACAGGAGCGAGCCGTCGAGGGCGAGATCGTAGGAGTCGCCGTCGACGCCCCAGGACAGCGTGATCCCCGCCGGGACCGTGACGTCGTCACCGTAGGCGGTCGGCGCTCCTCCAGTGCTGGAGCCCGAGCCTGCCGCACGGACGCGGACGGCACCGGCGAGGACGGTCAGGGTGACCGCCTGGACCTCGGCGGGGAGGGCATCGAAGTTCGGGCTGCTGACGGCGCCGGTGTACCGCTGGATGCGGGGCCTCACCCGCTGTGTGGGCGCGGTGCGCACGCCCGGGGTGGCCTGGACGGAGCACTCGACGATCTGGGTGGGGTTCGGGGCCGGGACGGTCGCCCCGGCCGCGTTCATCCACCGCACGGTGGTCTGCTCCTGGCAGTCGACTTCCACGATCCGGTGGAACACCTGGTCTTGGACGACGGTCTCGGCCGGGGTGAAGGTGAGGACGTCGCCGGTGTCGTTGTCGACGGCCGTGAGGACGCCGTAGTCGGTGCCCGTGGGCGGCAGCGCCCGTGAGCGGATGTGGTAGGCGCAGGTGTCCGATACGGCGACGGTCCAGCCGCCGGCGAACGGGTCCCACGTGTTGAGGATCGCGGCGAGGTCGGACAGGAGAGGCGTCCCGCACTCGTCGAGCCCCTCATTGAACGGCGCCGCGAAGACGTTGATGCCGTTGATGATCCACGACGTGAACTTGATGTTCGGCCGGTCACAGATCCCGGCCGGGGTGCCGTCGATGGCGGAGACACCGCACGGCGTCGTGGCGCTGTTGTCGTAGGTGACGTACCGGTAACCGGGCACCTTCCAGCACTCGTTGGCAAGGGTGGTCGGGCAGTCGAGGGAGACCCCGGCGTTCGTTCCGCTCACGCCTACAGCTCCCGCGTGCTCAGGACGAGGAAGTCCGAGCCGGCCACCCCGGTGAACACGAAGGCGTCCTGTAGCTTCTCGCCGTTCTTCCCGCCCTGGTCGACGGACCAGGTGCCGGAGCTGCCCGCCGGGAACGCCGTGGCCGTCCCTCCACCGATCGCCACCGTGGGCGAGCCGGCGAACACCAGGAACGTCACCGAGCGGGCGCCGGCCGTGATGGTGAGGGCCCCAGCGCCCGTCTGCCGCTGCGCCGTGGAGTCGATCTGCGGGTTCGGGCTGGTGCCGCACCGTACGACGGTGCCGGTCGGCGCGTACGCCGTGGTCCCGTCCAGCGTCGTGTCCGACACGGACGGGGCGCCGGTGCCGCTGGTGGTGTAGTGCCGCAGGAACGGCGTGCTGCTGCCGTCGGCCTGGACGTCGCACAGGATCTCGTACTCGGCATCAGCTGCCGCTGCTGCCGAAACGCTGCCGCTGGTACCGGACATGAGGAGACCTCCGAGAGGGGTGAGGGGTGAGGGGTTACGCGACGCGCGCGTATCGCAGGGTGGTCTTCTGGAGGGTGTCGGAACCGATGCCGGCCACCTCGGTGGTGCCCGAGATGTCGGTCCGGGCGACTTCCAGCCGCACGGTGCTCGGCGAGGTGGGTTTGTACTCGACGCTGATCGCGGCGGAGCCGTTCCACTGCAAGGCGGTCGCGGCACCACCGGCGAACTCGGCGATCTGTACGACGATGGCCACACTGTCGGGGACAACGGCGCCAGCGGTGACGTCCCACAGTCGCGCCTTGATGAGCGCGTTCTCGGCCGTGCTCATCCTGCCGATGTTGCCGCGGACGACCGCGTCCAGGTGGTAGGTGCCGGCCGTGGGCAGCGCGAGGGACAGCCCGAGGTCGACCCATGCGTTAGAGGCGGCCGACGTGAGGTCTACGCCTGCCGGTAGGGCAGCGAAACCGCTACCACGGGTGTCGAGACTGGCAGCTGTTCCAGTCATCAGTCGCTCACCTTCCGGTAGCGGAAGTTCGTGGCCCAGACGACTTTCGCGGAGGTGGTTCCGGCGTCGTTACGCCAGGACCCCTCAACCCGGATCGTGGACGGGCCAGCCACCTGGTAAAGCGCCCCGGCCGAGGCGTTGGCCTGGATGCCGTTGCTGCCCGCGGCGGCCTGGTCGGTGAACAGGATGATGCGCCGCGCACTCAGCGGGATCTCGACGCCCGCGGTGACGTCGAGGACGTGGGCGTCGATGATCGCGTTAGTGACGTTGGCTCCCCACCCGATGGACCCCTGTACGTCGGCGACCACCTCGTAGACGCCAGCTTCCGGCAGCACCAGCTGCGCCCCGGTGACGGGAACCCACGTGTTGGCGGGAGCAGCGTCAAGGGACACAGCCCCGGAGGTCTGCCCGGAGACGGGCGTCAGGCGGGCTCCGACCGTCCACGTCTCCGGGCAGGCCCCCGCCGCGGGGGCCGTCACGTCGATGTCGACCGAGCGTTGCGCCGACACCGCGCCGCCTGGGGCGATGCCCTGGAGGGCGGTGTGTGGCACGAGGAGCCCGGCCTGCGACTGTGTGAGCGCGTTGCACGCTGCGGGGTCGAGGCGGGGCATGACACGGAGGGACCCGCAGCAGCTACCGGCCATCAGTCGCTCACCTTCAGGAAGCCGAGGCGTGGCCCGGCAAGGACCGCCTGGGTGGAGTCGTTGAAGCCGACGTACTGCCGCAGCCCTTCCACGCGGATCGTCGTCGGAGCGGTGACGGTGAGGAAGGTGCTGAGGCTGCCCGCGTTCTGCAGCGACATCACCGTGCCACCGCCGGGATCGTTGATGTTGCCGAACTGGATGCGCCGGTTGCTGCCGGGCACGGGTGCCCCAGCGGTGACGTTGAACAGGCGGGCGTTGATCGCCACCGCCCACGGCGTCGTCGCGTTGATGTGCGAAAAGAAATCGGCGGACAGGGCGTACGTCCCCGCCTCGGGAAGCACGAGCTGGGCACTGGTGGCCACCCATGTCCCGGAGGCGACGGCTTGCAGGTTCGCGTCTGCCCCGAACACTTCACCGCTGACGGGGGTGAGGCGCGCCCCGACCGTCCAGGTTTCCGGGCAGGCCCCCGCCGCGGGGGCCGTCACGTCCACGTCCACGGACCGCGCGGTACCGACTGCTGTCCCGGGCGCGACGCCGGCCAGCTCGGTGCGCGGCACGAGCAGCCCGGAGGCGGTCTGCTTGAGGGCGTTGCAGGCGGCCGGGTCCAGGCGTGGCAGGACGCGGAGGCTGCCGCAGCAGTTACCGGCCATCACTTGCCGTCCGAGGGGGCCGGGAACGGGCTGGCGGTGGGGTCGGGCAGGCTCGCCAGGTAGGCGGCCTCGTCGACCTCCTCGTAGCCCAGCTCGGCGTACGGGGAGGCGTCGCGCAGGTTGTACACGACCTGCACGCCCTCCCCCTCCTTCCCGAAGTAACGAGGTCCGGGTGCCGGCGCGGTCTCGGTCGTGGCGTCGCTCATCAGCGCCTCCTGGTCGACGGGCTTGGAAGAGGGCAGGGGCATCAGCGGTACGTCCAGTTCAGGAGGTAGCTCGCCGCGGCCGTGGCGCCGGCGAAGGAGGCCACGGCGAGGGCGGTGTCACTGTCCTGGGCGACGGACCAGGTGAGCGTGACGCCGGCCGGGATCCGTACTGCCGCGCCGTCCGACATGGTGGCGTTGACCGCGTCGGCCAGGACGGTGAGGCTGACGCTCTGGACGCCCGGGAAGGTGCCTGCGATGTCCTGCGCCGCCGTACCCGTCACGGCCCGTACGCCGGTGCTCAGCGGCCCGGGGAGCGCGTCTGCCGCGGTGCAGTCGACCGGGGCGGTCGGCGTGTACGGCTGCGTCAGGTCCCCGTCCAGGTACGTCCCCAGGAGTACCGGGTCTGCTCCGCCGCACGGGTCGACGGCCCACAGCTCCGTGTACGTCACGTCACCGATGCCGTCGCCGTCGGTGTCGTCGCAGCCGCACCGCTCCACAACCTGCTTCGCGCACCCTGCGTCGGCGGCCTCGCCGTCGCAGGCTGCGACAGCGCCCGTGACGGTGTACGGCGTGGTGCCGTCCATCTCCCAGTCCGTCGTGCCGGTCGGCTGCCCGTCGCAGCCGTACGTCACGGCCCGCAGGAACGGTGTGGTGGTGACGGCCAGGGATTCGGCGCGTACTTCAGCCGGGATGACGATGAGGTCGCGGTCCGCGCCGTTGCCCGTGCTCTTGTCCGAGACCCGCACCGTCACGGCGCCCGACGTCGGCGCGGTGAACAGGAGCGGGGCCTCGTCCACATAGCCGGTGGCTGCTCCTGCCCCGTTGCTGATGTTGCGCTGCTGGGAGGCGATGACGGTTGCCCCGTCGAGGATTTCGACGAGGTAGATCGCGTCCTGCGCGGCCGGGTTCGGCACGCCCCTTCCGGCCCAGCTCGTGGAGAACCGGAACGTGTACGGGATGGCACCAATGAGGCCGGTGACGGGGAGGGTGGCCACTCCGTCGGGGGTCGCGTTGCCCCCGGAGTAGTAGAGGCCGGCACCGACCGTCTTGACGTTGCCCGTCCGAGTGAACGCGCCGTTCGGGGTGGCGATGGGAGGCTGCGGCGTGTACCCCAGGTCACACAGCTGCCTGAGCTGCACGGTGCTGCACGTCTCCGCGCTCCCGCCGCCGCAGGGGGCGAGGTGCCAGCCGTCCGGGATGCTGTCCTGCCGCTGCCCGTCCTCGTCCAGGTAGTAGACCGTGCCGTCGCAGCAGATCATCCGCGTCCAGGAGCGGGTCTCAGGGATGACCTCATAGAACACCTTGAGGTGCACCATCAGGCCGGCGCCGCCGCCCACGGTTTCCTCGACGTCGAGGTACAGGTAGTTCCTGCCGGCCTGGGCGCCCGGGATGGTGGCGGGGCCGAACGTGTACGTGACCCCGTTGTGTGTGGCCGTCGCCGGGAGAGGCTGCCAGGCACCCGCGTTGAGCCTGAATGCCCTGCCGATCTGGTCGGCGTTGAAAACGGTGGCCTGGAGCTGGATCGACGCGGGATCGGCGTTGTCCGGCAGATCGAAGTAGGCGCGCGGATACCAGCGCGCGTTGAGGAGTGACGGGCCCTCGTTCGGCTGTGCCGGGCTCGACTGCGCCGAGGCGCCGTTCGGGTGCGGGGAGACCCACCAGGCCGGGCGCGCGGTGTCGGAGTCGGTGACCGACCACGCGCCCGAGAACTGGAACTCGTACATGTCGTACCAGGGCGGGTTGGCCGCGGCCAGGTCGGTGGTCCACTTCCATACCGGGTCCACCGAGTTGTCGTTGAGGTGGGCCTCGTTGGAGATGAACTCGACTACCTGGGTCGGGTCCTGCTCGATGCACACCTGGACCGGCTGGCAGCAGTCCTCGGCCGATGTGACCTCGACCGGGCCGAGGATGGACACCGACCCGGCGATGCTCTGCGGGCACGTCTTGGCCGTGCCGACCACCGTGTACGGCGTCTGCCCGTCCAGTGCGGTGTCGGTGACCGAGGCGATCGAGCCGTCACAGTTCCGGCAGATCGTCCGCAGGAACTGGCCGGTGGGGTCGACGACGAACGCACCTACCCGCTGCGAGCCGAAAACTCCGCAGCTGGCGACCCGGAGGCCGAGGTAGCGGGTCGTCACCGACGACACGGGCTCGGTCGTGCGGAACCGGGCAGACTCCGCGATCGTCGGCGCGCTCAGGTTGGCGCACGGCTCGTTACCGGCCGCGCCCCGGCTCTCGTCGACCAGCACGAGGTGATTGACGGGGTCGTAGGAGTACCCGTCCGGCAGGCTGACGACTTCGACGTTGGCCGGTAGCCGTGTGGCGTTCCGGGCGGTCGGGTCGGTGTAGTCGACCCATCGCATGTACACGCTGAACTCGACGAATGACGGCTTGTTGAACGACCACGTGGCGTTGGGGATGGTGGGGTTCGGGAAGGTGTAGACGCCGGGCCACCATGACCCCTCGCCCGCGCCGCCGTCGTAGTTCGAGTTCTGTGCTGACGGGCCCCGGGCGGTCCAGGCGACGCCGTTGCTCAGCGTTCCGCTGCTCGCGCCAGTACCGGTGATGGTCGCGGGGTCGTCCGCGCCGTCGTCGCACAGCACCGTCGTTTCGCAGTCCCGGCAGGGCGGTGTCTGGCAGACGCCCACGGTGCCGGTCGGCGTGTATGGGGCGGAGCCGTCGAGTGCGTAGTCCGCGTGGCCAGTGACGGTGCCGGCCGCATCCCGGGCGTAGTCGCGCAGGAACGTCGTCACGCTGCCGTCCGCGGCGGTGTCGCACAGGACGGCCAGGTCCCGCTCCGGTTGCGGGTCGGGCTGGCAGTCCCCCACGGTGCCGGTCGGCGTGTAGGGGGTGCCGTCCAGGAGGTAGTCCGAGTGGCCGACGATGGCGCCGGTCTCGTCCCGCCGGTAGTCCCGCACCATCGGGGTGACGGTGCCGTCCGCGGCGGTGTCGCAGAGCTGGACGACGTCCTGTTCCGGCTGCTCGACCCCGGCCGGGCAGGTGGTGACGGTGCCGGTCGGCGTGTAGGTGGCGCCGGTGGTGGCGTCGACCAGGCGGACGCTATCGATCGTGCCGTCCGCGGCGTAGCTGTACTCGATCAGCACCAGGCCGACGACGTCGCCGGCCGCGTCGACGTCGCAGAACGTGCCCGAGACCTGGACGGACTGGGAGCTGCCGCAGGCGACGGTGCCGACCGGTGGCGCCCCCGCGCTGTAGGCGCCGGTCTGGAGGTTGATCCAGCCCTCGGAGGTGACCACGCCGTCGCAGTCGCGGACCACGGTGACGGCGATCGGTGTCCCGTCCGGCAGGCACAGGCCGATGGTGGCGGTCGGGGTGGTCGGCGAGGCGCAGTCACTCACCGGCAGGCAGACACCGACGGTGCCGGTCGGCGTGTAGGCCGTGGTGCCATCGAGGAGCGTGTCCGTCGCGGTGGTGCCGGCGTCGTCGGTAATGAACGTGCGCAGGAACGCGGATGAGGTGCCGTCAGCCTGGACGTCGCACAAGAGTTGCGTCGTCCGGTCCGCGGCGGCCTGGCACGGCACGATGGACGGCGCGGCCAGGACCGTGCCGGTGGCGAGGTCGAGGTAGGTCACGGCCGGGTCCGTGCACGCCTGGCACTTCAGGACGGCCGCCGTGCCGGTGCCGCCTGCTCCGTCGTCGTAGCAGACGGTACCCAGGACGACCGGGGTGTCCGGCGTCTGGGTTGGGCAGGGGGCGGGCGAGGTCGGCGTGTAGGCGCTGCTGTAGTCCCCGGCGAGGTAGGTGCCCACGAGTTGGGGCGCGCCGCCGTCGCACGGGTCCAGGGCCCACACCTCGACATACTCGGTGTCGCCGAGGCCGTCGCCGGTGGTGTCGTCGCAGCGGGTCACCTGGGTGATCTGCCGGGCGCACTCGTCGGCTGGCGGTGAGCACAGACCGAGCGTGCCCTGTGGGGTGTAGGCCGCGCCGGTCGTCGGGCCGACGATCCGCGTGCCGACACGGTCGCCGCTGACGGTGTCGTAGACCGGCTCGACGAGGGCGAGCCCGGCAACGGTGCCGTCGGCGAGGACGTCGCACAGCAGCAGCGTCTCGACGTCGACTCGGGAGGTGGCAGCGGCGCCGCTGACGATGACGGGACCCTGCCCGCAGCATCCACTCATGACAGGGTGACTCCGATCGTGTACGAGACGGTGACGGTGCCGGTGTCGGCGGCGATGGTGAGCGGCCCGGTGAGGCGGGCGTCGTCCTCGCGCGCGATGGACCACGTAGCGGCCTCGCCCGCGTGAAGGGTGCTCGTGCCGTCCGCCGTGGTGACCAGGCCGGTACCGCCGTGGGCGACCGCCGTGACGGACTGGAGGGTCGGCCACGCCGAGGCGTCCCAGGTCTGGCCGGCTGCGAGTTCGCGGCGGCGGGCCTGCACGCCGAAGGCGGGCGGTGCGCCCTCCTCGTCGTCGATCGCGTCGCAGTCGACGGGCGCGACCGGTGTGTACGGGCCGGTGAGGTCGCTGGTGTACGTGCCGAGACTGGTCAGGGCGCCGGTGCAGTCGACGGCCAGCAGCTCGACATAGCCGACGTCGGGGAGGCCGTCGCCGTCGGTGTCATCGCATCGGCACTGCTCGATGACCGATTGCGCCGGACATGGCTGCTCCGGCCAGCACTGCCCGCCTGCTGCCGTGCACTGCCCTGGCGCGCCGGTGACCGTGTACGGGGTGCCGTCCAGGGTCGTGTCCACGACGGCGGTGACAGCGCCGGTCTCACAGTCGGTGGTGATGTTGCGGAGGAACTGCGGGGCGCATCCGGTCTGGTCGTAGACCACGGTGGCGTCGAACTGGGACAGCTCCCACCCGGTGTGACGCGGTGGCGGGCAGGCGGCGCCGCTGTCGTCGTAGGCGTCGAACGCGACCACGATGGCGATGTTCCCGGCCGCGAGGTCGGCGGCCGGGACGTCGGCCTCCGCGGTGAGCGTCCCGGCCCACCCGGCAGGGGTGTTGACCGGGGCGAGCGCGAGGGCTACCCGGTTCGCTGTGCCGTTGTAGAGGGCGAGGAACCCGGTGGTACGGCAGCCGTCATCGGGGCCGAGCTGGGAGGCGTCGAGCTGCACCACCACATGCGCGGTACCGGAGTCACAGACCGGCCGCGGTGCGTGGATGATCGCGGCGGCGGTTTGCACGGTGCCGCCCGTTCCCGGCTGCGGGCCGGCCGCAGCCGGGAGGGTCAGCGTGCCGCCATCCCACAGCGTTTGAGCTCCGGGCGTGGGGATGCCCGTGGTGTACGGGTAGTACGGGGCCGGTCCGGTGTCCGTGACAGTCGGGGGCGGCGTCCCGTCGCTCGGCAGATCGCACAGCAGGAGCGTGCTCGTGTTCCGGCACGGCTCCGCCTGGGGCGCGCACTGGTCGACGGTGCCGGTGATGGCGTACGGCGTGGTCCCGTCGAGGGCGGTGTCCCGGGAGTCGGTGACCTGCCCGTCGCAGTCGTAGACCAGGTGCCGCAGGAAGGCGGTCACGGTGCCGTCGAGCGCTGTGTCACACAGCGTCAGGACCTCAGCTTGCCCGCACGGCTTGGACTCCGGAGAGCAGGTGCTGACGGTGCCGGTGACCGTGTAGGGGGCGCCGTCGAGGCCGTAGTCCGTGTGCCCGCTGATCTGGCCAGTGGTGGGGTCGCGCCGGTAGTCCCGCAGGAACGCCACGGCCGTGCCATCGGCCTGGACGTCGCACAGGACGGTCAGGTCGAGGTCGGCGGTCGCCTCGGCGGTGCCGGCCGGGCAGTACCGCAGCTCACCTTGGAGGGTGTAGGTGGTGCCGGTGCCGGGGTCGACCAGGCGCACGGAGGCGAGGGAGCCGTCCGCGTTGTACTCGTACTCGACGAGGACCAGGCCGAGGACGTCGCCGGTCGCGGGGTCGACGTCGCACAGGAGCCCGGCCAGTTCGAAGGCCCTGCTGTCGCCGCACGCCTGGACGCCGGCTGGTGGGGCTCCCGTGCTGTAGGTGCCGGTGGTGAGGTTGATCCAGCCGTCCTGGGTGACGGTGTCGGTGTCGCAGTCGCGGGTGATGACGACCGCGATCGGTGTGCCGTCGGCCAGGCACAGGCCGACCGTCGCCGCGGGGGTGGTCTGTTCGGCGCAGGACGCGCCCGGGGTGCTGGTGCCGCTGTCACAGACGCCGACGGTGCCGATGACGACGTGCGGGGTTGCGCCGTCGAGAGCGACGTCCACGTACGACGCCGTTCCGTCGAGCCAGGTGTACCGGCGCAGGAAGGGCCCGCTGTCGTCGCATAGGGTCACCGTCTCCGACTCGGGGCAGCCGTACGTGCAGTCGACCAGCGCGACCGGTACGTACGGCACGGACGGGTCGTCCTGGTAGGTGAGGACGAGTTCGGCCGTGCCATCGGCCTTGATGCACCACAGCTCGCTGTAGGTGGCGTCCGGGGTGCCGTCGCCGTCGGTGTCGTCGCAGCGCTGCCGACAGATCGTGTCGATGCAGTCCGTCGTGCACGCCCCCGCGTCGGCGGGGGCCGCGCCGGGCGTGAACACTCCGGTGGTCGGGTTGATCCAGCCGACGACGACCGGATCGGGGGCTGGGGTGTCGCAGTCGGCGCATTCGGAGCGGACGACGACGAGGATGCTCGTGCCGTCGGCGAGGCACATGGGCGCCGTGGCGATGGACGGGGAGCAGGAGCAGCCGGCCGTGCACGGTCCGGCGTCGGCCGGGGGCGCGCCCGCGGTGTAGGTGCCGGTCGCCGGGTCGATCCAGCCGATCGCGGCCGGGTCGGCTGCGGGGCTGCCGCAGTCGGCGCACTCGGAGCGGATGACGACGAGGACGGTCGTGCCGTCCGCACGGCACAGAGGCGTGGAGGCGATCGAGGGCGCGCAGGCGCAGGTGCCTGGTGTGCCTCCGTCGCCCGGGGCGCACGGGACGGGCGAGACCGGCATGGGTCAGTCCTCCGGGTGGGCCTGACGGCGGTGGGCGGCGAGGGCGCGGTCGCTCTTGAAGGGGCGGTCGCAGTCGAGGCACTTGGGCCGGCCGTCCTCAGCGCTTGAGTCGCTTTGGTCGCTGGTCTCGGCGGGGTGGACGTCGAGCGGCACAGCGTCGGGCGGGTACGCCTCCTGGGGCACCTCGGGCAGCGGCTCGCCGGGGATCCCCTCCACCTCCGGCTGGTTGACGCCGAGGAGTTCGGGCCCGTCGGCCGCTTCGGTGGGCTCCTGGCCCTGGTCGGGGCTGACGTAGGGGTGGCCGTCGACGAGCGCGCCGACCAGGAGGTGCTCGGGCATGCCGGTGAACAGGTCGGGCGGGACGGCGAAGGCCATCGTCGACACGGTGCGCACCTTCGGGTCCTGGGCGATGGCCCAGCGTGCGAAGTCGGTCCGCTGCTCCCGGGTCGGCTGGACGGTGATGAACTCTCTACTCACGGGCGAGGCCCCCATCGTGGTCATGGACGGCGGTCATCAGGGGCACGTCGACACGTTGATCGCGCAGACGGTGCAGGTCGTCGCGACGACGTAGGTCCGCTCGACGAGGACCCGCCGGTCGTTGGTGCGGATGTTCACGGACGGGCCGGGCCGGTCCGGGATGGTCATGGCCGGGCCGCGCCGTACGACGACGGGTCCGGTGATGTACAGCCAGGCGGTGCCCGGGTCGGCGGGGATGCCGCCGGGGCCGGTGTTCGCGGTGCTGTAACCGGAGCCGATGACGACGCAGTTCCCGGCGAGGGTGGTCGGGTTGCCGCCGGGCTCCCGCTGGACGAGGTTGCAACAGCCGAGGAGGGCCGCCGCACCGGCGGGGACGTGGAGGACGCCGACGCCGCCGTACTGCTCGGCCAGGCAGCCCTCCAGCGCGGCGACGCCCTGGGCGATGTTCACCGGCCCTGCGGCGGGGGTGAGGTCGTCGGCGTTCGCGGTGAGGTAGTTCGTCCAGAAGCCGAGTTCGACGGCTTCCTGCTCGCCGAGCGCGAGAGACGCCTCGGCGTGCTCGCGGGCTTCGGTGTAGCTCCAGCCCATGGCGGAGCATTCGGCGCCCGCATAGACGGTGATCGGGTCGGCGTGCTCGGCGGTCGGCCTGCAGAACTCTTTCGTCGGAGTTGGGCCGGGGCTTTCGTCGGCGCCGACGCAGGGGTCGTTCCACACGCCGACGGGGCAGCAGCCGAGGGCGAGCCACTCGACGCCCAGCAGTTCGTGCTCGTCGGTGACGTCGATGATGTCGGTACAGCCGCCGAGGATCCCGTACGGGAGCGGACGCCCGGGGATCGCCTCAACGCGGCGTCGCATGCCGGCGGATGCCACCTGCGCACCTCCTCATAGGGGGCCGCGCCGAGACCGCGGGGGTCTCGGCGCTGGACGTGGGCAGGGGTCAGGCGATCGGGCAGGTGACGCCGAGCTGCTCGCCGGTGCGGCCGTCGGGGCAGACCGGCACGGTGACGACGCGGGCCTCGCTGTTCCGCGTGATCAGCGCGGAGCACTCCTCCGTGAACAAGGCCGTGTAGTCGTTGACGGAGAACTTCGTGCTGTCGTGGATCACGCCGAGCGAGATCTCGCCGCCTCGTCCGGCCTCGAACGTTCCGGCCGGGTAGATCAGGAACGGGATGGACGTCGGCCAGTCCGTCGCCGGGGTCGGGCCGCCGATCTCGGTGGGGACGGCCGGGTTCAGGCCGCGCGCCCACTGGACGGAGATGCCCAGCTCAGCGAACGCGTTGATGACGTCGCGGGTGCTGATGTCGCTGATCGGCACGCCGTTCTGGCGCGCGATGTCCGCCAGGAAAAGGTTGCGCGACCACCAGGGCAGCACGACCTCGATGTTGATGTTCGCGCAGAGCGACAGCTTCTCCGTCATGTCGGCGGCCTGCAGAGCGATCGCCGCGAAGATCGCGGAGAACGCGCCGAACGTCGCAGCGATCGTGACCGGGGTGGAGGCGGCCACGGCCTGCGTGAACAGCTCCTGACGGATACGGATCTCGTGCGCGACCATCGCCAGCGACTGGTAGTACGCCACCAGCTCCGGGAAGTGCCTCTGGGTCAAGATTCCGCTTTCGAGGCACGCGCCGATGGCCTCACAGCGGACCTCGACCGGGTCCGGGCACGGGATGCGGAAGCAGGGCTTCACGGCGCCGCTGATGTCGTCCGCTTCGGTGTGCACGAACGTCATCGCCGCGACGTCGAGCGACGGCATCGGGAAGTACCGCAGACCGCCGCGCGCGAGCTGGATCTCGGGCAGGTCCCACAGCATCTCCGGGCAGGACATGCCGGTCAGCTCATAGACCGTTTCGCTGGGCGCACACCAGCCGCCGCTCGCGACGAGGTCCCCGCCGTTCAGGCGGGCCTGGTCGCCGGCGAGGACGACCGCGCGGGTGCCCTCGGTGCCTGAGCTGGAGTCGTTGACGATGAGGTTCGAAGGGAACGGCAGCCGGTACGAGGCGGTGAGGCCCACGCCGCCACCGGCCGTCTTCAGCGCGTTGGCGCGGCGGATGATGCCCTCGGTGACGCCGGACATGTCCAGGGCCTGGCCCGGCTGGTAGCCAGGGACGTCGACGGAGGCGGTGATCTCCGGGCGCGGGTTCGGGTCCGGGGGCAGAACGCGCGGCTGGTGGACACGGACCCGGGACAGGTCCAGGGCGCGGCCCTTGGGCGCCGCAGCGGCGGTGACCGGCTCCTTGACGGGCTCGGCCGGCTCGACGACCGGCTCGACCGCGGCGGCCTCGGCCGGCTCGACGGCGGCGGGCTGCTCGGCGTCGTCGCCGCGCACGGACGCGGCGAGCTTCTCGATCTCGGCAGCGGCCTTCTCGGCGGCCTCGATGCGCTCGACCTTCTCGGCGCGGATGTTCTCGACGGCGGTGGCCAGTTCACGGAGCTGGGTGAGGTCGTCCGAGGTGACGGTGGTGCTGCCCGCCTTCGAGTCGAAGGCCCTGACGGCGCCTTCGAGGAGGGCGTCCAGCTCTTCGTCGTTGAGGGCAGTGATGTCCTCGGGAAGCGAGAACTCTTCCATGGGGCCGGTCTCCAAATGATCGATCTTGGAGACCCGGCCCAAAACCAGCGGTCGTCTGTAGCAGATAGTAGCCCGATGTCCTGGTACGGCTAGGTTTCACCCTCTTCCGGCCCGTCCGCATGGCTGCACATCGAGATCACCGGATCCACTCTCCGTGGACGCCCGTAGAGCATGGGTTGACATCGGTTGAGCATTCGGCGACGATCGCCTCTATGAACGTCACTGAAATCGCCCTAGCCGCCGCTCCTGCTGTGATCGCCGCGTTGGCCGAGACCAGGACGAAGCCGGGTGAGTTGCTGCGCGAGGCGAAGGAGTTGCTCGACGAGGCACAGCGCCTCCAGGACCTGGCCGTAGCCGCCGAGCGTGCCAGGGGCACGTCTTGGGAGACGATCGGCGAGATCCTCGACGGGGTGACGAAGTCGGCCGCTCAGAAGCGCTACGGCCAGCGCGTCAACACGCTGACCAAGGAGCTGAAGATCGACACCTTCCTCGATGCCAACGGCCATGTGAACGGCAGCTGGGAAGTCGTCTCAGATATCGCGGAGCGCCATCGGGCCCGTGTCGACAGCCCAGGCCCCTGGCGGGAGCTTCTCCACGCCGTGCGGGCATTCCGTGACTCCGCCGAACCTGCCGAGTCCACCCCTGCCGAGTCCTTGTCGCTCGAGGAGCGCGTGGCGCGGCTGGAGAAGCTGGCCGCCGACGCCCGGGATGCGCCGTTGGTGACCGGGCTGGCCCCGGCAATGGCGCGGCTGGAAAAGCAGCTGGCCGCCAACGCCCGGGGGCCGTCCAAGACCGGGGACGCGGCACTGGCACGGTATGAGAAGAAGCAGGCCGCCGACGCCCTGGGTGGGTCGCCCAAGACCGGGCTGGACCCGGCCAAGCCGTCCGGGAGGGACCAGAGCCAGCAAGGCCGTCCGTGACCAGGCTGGACCCGGTCAGGCCGTCCGCGTCCGGCGGGAGGCGACCCATCACACCTGAGAAGGCCAAGATGCCTATGCCGTAAGTCCCCCCCTACGCATTCCGCCGCCCGAGGCGAATCCCTGGAAAGAAGAGCCAGCGGGCGGCGGTGGATCAACCCGCCAGTCTGTGTAGAAAGGCAAGTGGACCTATGTCCAGTATTACTCCCCCGTCAAGCCCCGGCGATGATCGACCCGATCCGAAGCAGGGCTTCGCGCTCGCTGCTGCCTACATGGCGGGGTACTCGGCTGCTCAGGGCGCGAGCCAAGGTCAGCCCGTCACCCTGACCGTGGCCCAGGGCATCACGGCGGCCGTCTGTTGGTTCGTCTTCCAGCGCCGGCAGCACTGACGGTAGGTGGTGCGGCGGCCCCGCTCCTGCGGGACCGCCGCATCGGTGCGCTCAGCCGGTGGCCGTCTGGGGTGTCCCGTTCTTGGGCGGGACCTCGCGGATCGTGCTCCCGGAGTACCGCTTTCCGACGGACTCGGCGGTCGGCTTGCTCCCCGAGCTGAACACCACCTTCTCCCTGCCGTCGGTGGTCACGACGACTTCGTACCGGATCTTGTTGCCCCCCTTGCAGGCGCATCCCATGTCAGATCACTCCGTTCTGTACGGCGACGGTCTCGGTGGCCGCGTGCTGCGCGACGAGGGCTGCCATGGCCTCGACTTCGGCTCGGCGTGCTGCCTCGCGTTCGGCCACGCGGTCCAGGAACCGGTCCACGAGCGCATCACTGAGGAAGACGTCCTCCAGTGATGCGACAGCAGTGTCCGGACGCTGTCCGGGCAGGTCAGCGGCGGGGCCGGTGGAGCTCGCGGACGTCGTCCGGACGGCGTCCGGACGGGCGTCCGGATCGTGTCCGGACGCGTCGGCCGCGGTGGGGAGGAAGCCCGCTGCGGAGGCCGCGAGCGCCAGGTTCGCCCGTTCGGCGACAGTGTGCATGGCGGCGACGAGCGGTGTGGAGTGGCCCGGCACCGGCACGGTCAGCACGGCCCGCAGCTGCCAGGAGCCGTCGCGGGCCTGCTTCAGGTGGTAGGACGGCTGGCATGCCGCGAAGACTGCCCGATCCCATTCGGACAGCCACGGCGCGGACGCTCCGGAGAACCAGAGGCCGCGCTCGTTGAGGCCGATGGTGACGATCGCTCCGACGGTCCTGGAGTCGTCGAACTGGCAGGCCGCCGTCTCGCATTCGGCGCCGTCCCTGTGGTGGCCGACGTTCATGGTCATCGCGCCGACGCGGGCGTACGTGCCGTCGTCGAGCTGGAACCTGGCCCGCAGGAAGTGCGTGAAGTCCAGGCCCTGCGCGGACAGCTTGCGGACCGTCAGGTTCTTGCCCGGGTAGCCAGCGTGCGGCTCGTCGATCGTGGCGACCCAGCCGAACGCGCGGCCGTCCTTGTAGTGGACGCCTCCCGCGTCTACCGGGAGTTCCTCTTCGGTCGGCTCGCGGAACCACTCGGCGGGCATGGGCGGCATCTGCTGCATGGCCGTCCACGCGGACGCCTCCAGCTCGCGCAGACCGGCCGACGCGGTCTCGTCGCTGTCCTCGTCCTCGTCGCCGTCGGCCCACGGGGGGCGGATCGAGTCGTCGTCGTAGGCCTTCGCGAGCCGGCCGTAGAGGGTCTCGACCCGGCCGCGCAGTTGCTCGTGCTCGTCCTCGGGGACGTCGACGCCGCCCATGCCGCCCTGGAGGACGGAGGCGATCGTGTAGACGGCCTGGGCGACGATCTCCAGGCGCGGCCCGTCGTCGCTGTCGAAGACGTCGCAGAAGCCGAGCTTGTACGCGGCGAGGGTGCCCGGGTCGGCGTCCTCGTCCCTCCACAGGAACGCGGCACCCAGCTTCTCGGGATCCACATTGCCGTCGTCGTCGGTGGCCCAGGCCAGGACGCGGGAGCTGGCCTTGTCGCCGTCCCATGACGCGTCGGGGTCCTGGTGCACGGGCAGGTCGGTGTCGCCGGACATGGCGGCGCTCAACTCGCCCTCGGGCATGGTCGACAGGCCGCAGAACAGGCCGGGCGCGAGGCGGATGATCCGGCCGTCCTTCGCCGCACCGTTGAGGTGGCCGCGCGCAGTGCTCATGGCGATGCCGAGGGCGCGGGAGACGTCGCGGGCGCCGACGGCGGCCGGGGACGTGCACACGTAGACGACCACGCGGTCTCGAGTCTCCCCAGCCGCCGTGATGGACGGCACTGGGGCGGCGGCGGTCTCGTCGAGCGGGTCGAGGACGATCCGGGCGTCCTTGAACGCGGGCATCGACACGAGGGTGGCTCCGCGCAGTCGGGCGCGGGTGATGCGCAGCAGGAAGTCGCCGGACTTCTGCGCGTGGACGACGAGGCCATTCTCCGGGTCGTCGGCGTCGCCGGCGGCCGCGGTGAGGACGCCCTTCCCGGCGAACGCGTCCCGGATGACGCTCGCGGACAGGGCACCGTCCGGGCCGCTGATCAGCTGGAGGTCGTAGCGGGACCGGGAGATCGCACCGTCCGACGCGGTCCACTCGGCGGCGGTCGACGCGGACAGCATCACGGAGCCGTCTTCCATCGGCAGCACCGACGCGTGCGGCAGGCGGGCGGACGCGAACAGCCACTCCGCGTCCTCGGGGTCGAGGGTCTTGTCGACGAACTCGATATCGACGTCGTCCAGGTCGACGCTGATGCCGAGCGGTGCGCCCTCGCCCAGCAGCTGGATGGCGTCAGCACCGGCCGGGCGGGTCGCGTACAGCGGGCCCGAGGCGGTGATGCGCCGGCCGTCCCGCTTCACCTTCAGAATGGCACCGGCGAGTTCGGCGCCCTGGTGGCCCATGAGCATCTCGTCGGCGTACTGGAGCGGCATCGGGGCCCGGTCCCACTTGAGGGAGCCCTTGGCGAAGATCCGGCCGTCGCCGGTCTCCTGATCTTCGAAGGCGATCGCTGTGTCGTCGGGGGTGGACCAGGTGCGGACCGCCAGCATGGGGTCGGCCTGGGCGGTATCGGCGGCCATGATTTCTTCCTCCTGCTCGGGGCCGAGGGGGATGTCGGTGTGCTCGTCTCCGAAGGCGACACGCAGCCGGTCGAACGTGATGGGGCCGATGCGCTCAGCCATCGGCTCGTACGGCCAGCCCTCGTCCGTGTAGGCAGCGCAGATGTGGGCGGTCCACGGCGAGTGCTGGCGGGGCATCTCCGGGTGGTGGGTGTCCTCCAGGGCGACGGTGGCAGCCCATCGGGCGTCGCCGATCGTGGGCGCGTTCTCCTCCTGGTCGCGGCCGTCGCTGACGGTCCACACCCACGACGGCTTCTCGGTGTCGGTGTTCCAGTGAGCTGCGCCGGTGACGTGCCCTTGGATCGGCTGTCCGACGTCGGACAGTGCCGCTTCCAACGCGCGGATGAACTCGGAGCGCTCCCCCGGGCTCCACTCGCTGGCGTCCTCGCCGAGGAAGAACAGCGTGCAGTGGATCTCTTCGGCGGGTTCGCCGCCATCGAGCGCGAGCCGGGCGGCGTCGTCGGCGGTGGGCAGCAGGGCGATCATCGCGCCCTGAAGGTGGGTGTCGGCCGCGGTGCGTGACGCGCCGTCGGCACGATGGTCCATCACGATGTCGTCGCGAGCCCACGTGATGCGCTGCTGGAGGTCGCTCGTTTCCTCGTCGTCCTCGGCCGCGGTGAGCGACGTGCCGTGCGCCTCGGGCCAGGGGGCGGAGGCGTAGACGGCGTTGGTGACTTCCAGCTCGTAGTAGGGCGGGGTGTCCGGGCCGCCGCTGTCGACGATCCTGGTCACGCGGAAGGCCGTACCCGGCGGCAGGATGAACTCCCGCTCATCCGCGCCGAAGCCGCCGACGCCCACAGCGTCGACATCGAGGACCTGGGCGCCCGACGGCAGATTGACCTTGAAGAACGTGTAGTTCGGGTCGGTCGGGCTTACTTGGACCGGCAGGACGTCCTCGCGGGACGAAGTGGAGACGAAGCCCTTGTCGTGGAACTCGTCTCCTTCGCTGAGTTCCAGGCGGAAGTTCTCCATGCGCCGGTAGAGCGTGGTCTCGGAAGTGGTGGGCTCCTGAATGTTGATCAGGTCGGTGAGGGTGGAGACCTCGTCCCGGATCCGCGTCCTGGTGCGTTCATCGTCCGGCAGGTCGCCGTGGCGCAGGCTGCCGTTGATTTTCTCGTAGCCGTAGCTCCGGTAGCTGCGCAGAGCGGCTTTGTGGTCGGCCTCGTCGTAGCGGTTGCTGCCCAGCATGGCGCCACCGCGGGACTTGGTCTTTCCGCCGCTGCCCGCGCCCTTGGGGTGGTACTTGCGGTAGCTCGGCCGTCCAGGCGTGCCGTGAAAGGCAGATGCCTTGGCTCGTTTGTCCACCACCACGTCGTCGGCCCTCCAGGTCAGGCGCTCTTCGAAACGGTCCTCTGCGCTCGCGGCGGCCGTGGTCGCCGCGGTGCTGCTCCGCGCGGTCGCCGCCGCTGCGGCGGTCACCGCGTTGACGACTTCCAGCTCGTAGTGGGTCGCGGGTCGGCGTGGGTCATCGAGTTGCCCGACGCTCTTCACGCGGTACTGGGTGCCGGGCGGGAGGATGACTTCGCCCTCGTCGGAGCGCAGCCCGACGGATGCGACGTCGAGGACTTGGGCGCCCTTGGGGACCCTGATGCTGAAGAAGATGCCGCCCTTGACGCCCAGCATCTTCCGGGCGGCGCTCTCTCCGGTGCTTGTGGAGCCGAAGCCCTTGTCGTGGAACTCGTCGCCCACTTTCAGATCCAGGAAGTCGCCGCGCATGCCCCGGTACAGGGTGGTGTCTTCCGTGGTCGGGTCTTGCACGTTGATCAGGTCGGTGAGCACCGAGACCTCGCGCTGTACCTCGTCCTCGGTCACGAGGTACGGCTCCTTGCGGAAGCGAAGCCACTTGTTCATGTCGGTGTATCCGTCGAGCGTGTAGCTCTCCGCCACCTTGCGGTGCTCGCCCTCGGAGAAGCGGTTGCTCCCGAGGAGGCCGCCGTTTTCGTGGCGGGTGCGGCCGCCTCCTGTGCCCTTCGGGTGGTACTTGCGGTAGCTGGGCCGGCCCTGGGTGCCGTGGAAGTCGGTCAGGGCTGGGCTGGGCATCGGGTTCCGCCTTGCTTCGTTAACTGCCGTCGACGGGGCCACCTGAAAACCGAAGGCGGAAGCCTTGGCCCGCTTGTCGATCAAGACGTGCTCGGGGGTCCAGGTCATGCGCTCTGCGGTGATGCTGTCTTCCGAGGCGGCCACCAGGTCGACAGCGGGACGCCGTCCGACTTGCGGGCGCTCAGCGGAGGGATGGGTCATCGCTGTCGCAGCAGAAGTCACAGCGTTGATGAGTTCGAGTTCGTAGTGGGCGGGGCCAGAGTCGCCTTCCTCGGAGTCATCCCGGATGACTCGGCGCACTCGGAACTTGCTGCCGGGGGGCAGGACGAACTCGTTCTCCGAGTTGTTGATGTCCCGCAGTTGGTTCATGTCGGCCATGCGAGCACCGGGCGGCACGACGATCGTGAACATGATCGCTTTTTCGTCGTTGCCTGCGTGGCTCTGCCCGACTCCCTCTTCGGAGCTCGTCGAGACGAATCCCTTGTCGTGGAACTCGTCGCCTTCGCTCAGCTTGAAAACAGGTCGGCGCGGGGCCCGCATCCCCCGGTACAGAGTGACCTCAGACGTGGACGGCTCCTGGACGCTGATGAGGTCCATGAGGGCGGAGTTCTTGCCGCGTACCTCTTCCAGGACGCTCGGGCTGTATCCGTCAGAGCCGTCGCGCAGCACCTCGTTCATCTCTCGGAAGCCAGTGCCGTTGTAGGAGCGGATCGCCTCGAGATGCTCCTCTTCGGAGAACCGATCGCTGCCGAGAACGCCACCGCCGGGAAGGCGGGTGAGCCCTCGATCCTTGTTCCGCCCGCTGGGGTGGTACTTGGGATAGCTGGGCCGGCCAGGGGTGCCGTGGAAGTCCGTCGACGGATCGAAGGCTGAGGCGCTGGTCTCGGGGTGGACGGCGAGGACGCAACGGCAGTTGACGACCTGCGAGGCTGGGGCGGTCGGGTCGTGAGGGGCGTCCATCTTCACGTCGCCGACCTCGAACTGCTCGTCGAGGAAGCGGATCTGCCCGTTGGCGTCGGCGTGGTCGTGCCGTACCCGGTCGTCGCGGCGGGACAGCCACTGCTTAACGATCGGTGCCGGGGTGCCGGTGGCATCCCGTGCTGCGCCGAGCGTGGCGGTGTTCCAAGCCCGGCCGGCTTCGGTACGGGCAACGCGCTCCTCGCGTACCTCGCCGAGCTGCGCGCCCTCGCGGGCGAAGGCTTCACGGAGGCGGGCGCGGAGCTGCTCGATGTCCTCCCCCGCGTCGACACCGGCCGCCAGCTCTTCGCGGGCGACGTCGGCCAGGCGGTCGCCAACGGCGCGCAGCAGGTGCTCGGTGACGTCGACATAGTCCGACATGGCCGGGGGGAGTTCGCGGCCGTCGTCATACCGGCCGGGCAGGTCCTCCCACTCCGGGGACAGCTCGCCGTCGACCGCGTCGGCGGTGTGCTCGGCGGCCTGCTCGGAGACGCGCAGGAGGCGGCGCACGATGCGCGGCATACGGTCCGTGAACATCCTGGCGATGCGGGACACGGAGAAGCGGGCGGCGACCAGCTCGGTGGCGTCGGCGAGCTGCTGGGCGAACTCCTCGGCGACTTCGGCGAGGACGGCCGACACCTCTTCGGCGACGGTGTCCTCGGCGTCCTCCAAGAGCTGGTTCAGGTCCTCACCCACCGGCGGTCACCCCCTCGGCGTCGAGGGCGGGATGCGGCATCCGGTCGGGGGCCGACCCTTCGCCGACCGCCTTGTTGTCGCGCTGCCGCCAGGCCAGGAGTTCTTCCCACACCTCGCGGCCGGGACAGCGGGAACACCAGCCGAAGGCACGGTGTCCGGCGCGGGAGTGGCCGGAAGGGGCGACGTGGAGCTTGGGCGGCTCCGTGGTCGCCGGCTGGTCAGTCGCGTCGCACATCGCGGGTCTCCTCGCTGCTCACGTTGGGGCACGGCCCGGGGACAGGGCCGATGTAGACGGTGGCCGGGCCGCGCGGCACGAAGTGGCCGGCCGGACCGTCAAAGCGGATATCGGTGACGTCGACGCGGGTCATCTCGACCACGCGCAGCCCAGCGCAGTCGGGGCACAGGTCGAGCTGGTGACGGCAGTCAGGCACGGTCGTCCTCCTGGTCGTCGCAGATCTCGCACGCGGTCCAGGTGCCGACGACGGATACGCCGCCCGCGGTGAGCATGAGGATGTCGCCGGTGGCGCGGGTGTACGCCTTACAGGCGCGGCACCAGTCCTCGCGGGCCGGGCCGAGGTCGACGTGGACGGCCAGGGGCGGCGGGGGTTCGGCCACGGTGCTGCTCCCTTGCTGGCCGGTCATGCCGCCAGCCCTACGCAGGAGGTGAGGACGGCGGGCACGTGGTCGTAGTCGTGCTCGATGCCGGCGGCGATCAGTTCGCGGGCGTACGCGTCGAGCGCCGCGGTGAGACAGGCGGGGTCGAGGTCGTAGCGCTTGGCGATCTCGGGGACGCGGGACCATGCGCCGTCGAGGAGGCGGAACTGCTCGACCTGGCCGGGCTCGACGCGGATCTCGGTGTGGAGGGCTGCGGCCTGGATCTCGCGGGCGCGGGCGCGTTCGCTGCGGGGGCAGGCCGGGGTGCGGATCAGCTTGTCCCCGGCGGAAGACAGGGCGCCCCAGATCAGGCCGTCTGCGGCAGCGAGGAGTCCGGCGCTGGGGACGGGCCGGGCGGAGGCTGGCAAGGTGTCGGGCTCCTCCTGCGTCTCGTCGACCGGCAGGTCGGGCTTCGGCCTCGGCGCGTCCTCGCCCTCTCCCTGACCCTGGTCCTGGTCCTGCTGCTGGTCGTTGGGGGTCTTCGGCTTGCGGGCTTCCTGCTCTTCCGGGGTGGGGGCGTCGGACTCCTCGAAGCCGGTCTCCCTGCGGAGGGCTTCGGCGCTGATGACGCCTCGGTCGTACGCCTGCAGCGCGGTCTCGCTGCGGTTGGTGCGCACGCGCAGGCCGGCGGTGTCGTACCAGACGAGCCAGCGGTGCCAGTCGTCGATGTTCTCGGCCTGGAGGAGGGGGCGCAGCCACTGCTGTGTGAGGGCGTGGCACACCGTCTGGAGCTTGGGCTCGATGCCCATGCGGATGGCCTCACTGGTGAGCATCCAGGCTCCCCAGTGGTTCGTGTCGCCCATGCCGAGCAGCAGTTCGGCGGGCATCTCGAGGCCGGTGGCGAATCGTTTGATCGCCTCTTCGCGGAGCTTCAGCGCGAGTTCGTCGAAGGTGGACTCGAACGTCAGGAGCTTGAAGTCGCTGATGCTGTCGGCGGGGACCTCGAGGACGATCGGGACGGTGGCCGCCGCGCTCTCGGGCTCGCGGATCGCCGTCTCGGCGATCATCATCAGCACTTCGATCAGGTCGTCTTCGGCTTCGCCCTGCCCGGGTCGGGTCGGGAAGCGCACGCCCTTGGGGACGAGGAGGATGCCGCGCCCGGTGAGCCGCGACCTGGCGATGGCCTTGACGGCGGCGTTCAGCAGGAGCAGCTCTTCGAGCAGGTCGATGCTGGCGCGCACGGGGCTGTCGGCCTCAATGGACTGCTCGGGGTCGGGCTCCCACACGCGCAGGGCGACGGGCGAGTCCGGGTCCAGGGTCTCTTCGTCGCCGGGCGGGATCTCGATCTCTTCGCCGTCGATCTCGGCGGTGAGCTTGCCGGACTTCTGGCTGACCTCTTTGGTCGACAGCACCCGCCAGTCGTGGCCGTCTTCGGGCACCTCGGGGCTGAGGACGTCCGCGTTGGGGCGGACGACGATCCAGCCTTCGCCGGGCACCGTCAGATGCTTCCCGAACGCGCCGAGCATCTTGGACTGTCCGTCGGGGCCGCCCGCGATCTGCTGGACGATCTCGGATGCGCGGTGGGTGTCGGGTGCGGGCTCGATCGTGCCGTCGTCGGCGCGGCGGGCCGCATACAGGGTGGCGCCTGCCATGCCGTTGGCCATGTACGTGGCGGCGAAGCGGACTTCGGGGACGGCGTGGTACAGCTGCCAGGTCCGGGGCTGCCAGCCGCCGTTGGTGGTGCCCTTGAGGGCGCGGACCTTCCGGTTGACGTACCGGGAGGCCGCGGCGGTCAGTTGGGCGGTCACTTACCCACCTCGCCGAGGGCGTCGTCGACGCGGTTGAGGAGGACGGCCGCGCCGGCGACGGCGAACCACTCGATGCCGTGGACGAGGAGGGGGGCGTCGTCGAACTGGCCGGTGACGAGGAGCCAGGTCGCGAGGAGGATGCCGGACACCCACCAGCCGGTGCAGTACACGCAGCTGATGAGGGTCAGGACCGCGGTACGGGTGCGGCCGTCGGGCTTGCGGCTGTGCCAGGCGGTGACCTGGTCGCGGGGGGCGTCCAGGATCGTGTCGTGGACTACGAGTTGCGTCGCCCGGTAGCCGGCGGCGGCGAGGACGGCGAGTTCCAGAGCGTCGATCATGACCGGCCCCTTGCAGAGGATCTTGCGGGTGCGACCGGGCACTATAGGTCATTCACGACAAATGCCGCCCGCAACTGATCATCCAGGAGCGGCTTTTGATCTCCTTCGTGCATCGGCACACCGAATGCCCGTTCTGCTACAGTCCGCGCTCGCGCGCCTTGAGCAAGCGCGCGCCGGGAGAACGGCACCGGCGGCCAAGCCGCTGACTGCGTCCTGGACGGCAGGGGTTCGCGCATGGCCCCCGTCCGCCGGTGCCACTTCGGTCGTCCACGGGCCCCCGCGTCCCCGAGCGCGGGGGCCCGCAGCTCTTGTCAGTGCCTTACGGCACGATGCGGCGCATGCCGACTCTGGATGACCTTCCGCCGTACCGCCGGGCCAAACTGCTGTGGGACTACGCCCACTTCGGCGTCTACGGGATCGAGCAGATGGTTCGCGAAAGGGCCGGGGAGCCGTGCCACCTGCCCCGCGTCCCGGTACCCGCCTCGCCGCGGATAGCCATCCTCGGATCTGACGGTCGGCGTCACCTGATGAGCGACGGGCTGCTGGTCTGCTCCGAACAGCCTTCCGGGCAGGGCTGGGGGCACGAACAGTACTGCTCTTGGGGCCAGACCCCCGAAGGGCCGGTCGAGGACCACCGGGACGGCGAGACATACCAGTCGACCCAGTACACATGGCTGGTGCAACTCGTCGACGAGGGCGTACCTCCGGAGTCAGTGCCAGCTGCCCAGCAGTGCGGGGCAGGCCGCTATGGGGGCTTCCACTACTGGCCACCTCCCCCGGCTAGAACGGCGCCGGTCCGCCGGATGCGCGCGGCTCTGATCGAGGCCCTCGGCCCCGACTGTCACCTGTGCCACGCCCTGCCAGGGGCCATGGTCGATCACGACTACGCGACCGGCCTCGTGCGGGGGCTCCTCTGCAAGCGCTGCAACCGGGTCGTCGAAGAGTGTCCGCACGTCGACGGCTGCCCGAGAGCCGACTACATGACCAACCCGCCAGCGGCACACCTTGCTCTGCCCTACCCGCCGTATCTGGCATGGAAGCCGAACGCGTCGACCAGGCAGCAGAAGATCGCACTCCTCGGCTTCGATCCGCTCGCGGAGTGGCGCCCGAGCTGACAGTCGCTCCAGGAAAGGTCAGAACAGGGCGACGGTACCGAGCGGCCCGTTCGGGCCCGTCTCCGACTCCGGTTCCGGCTCGTCGTCGCCGAGTTCCATCTGGACGCCCGGCAGCTTCAAGTCGATGATCTCCAGCGAGCCGTCGCAGGACACGAGGGCGTCACCGAACTGACTCGGGCGCTCAAGCGGGTCATGCCGCCAGATACGGCCCTTGCTCGGGGCGCCGGCGACTATCCCAGCAGCGATCATCCGGGTGCAGCACGGGCACTCAACCTGGGGCATCTTCACGCGAACCATCGTGCCGTGATTCGTCGAGGATGCAGTGGCTTCGAGTGCGACATTCATCCGGCCGTGCGCGAGCTCTACCGGAAGTTCCTCGGCCCATGTCGTCTCAGGTACCGCAGCATTCTCTCCGTCATCAGAAAGGGATTCTGCTGACCGAGGTCGTAGAAGCCGCCCCCGTCAACGGCCATCATCCACTGGGTCATCATGCGGCCGGCGTCCTGTGCGTCCGGCACTTGGAGAACGGCGCACAGGCTGAGCAGGCCTTCGTACCGCCGCTGTCTGGCCCGGAACCATTGTCGGGACCAGAAACCCGCGAGGAGCAAAAGCGCGCTGACAGCGATCGCCACGAGGGTCAAGGTGGCGGTGGTATAGCCCTTCGGGTGTTGGGTGAGGGCTGACCAGCGCAGCACCAGGGCGAGCCCGGCCAGGCACATGAAAGCAGCCAGCCCGTAACCGACACGCCAGTAGAGCTCGAATGCGTGCGAGTAGCTGCGACTGCGGTACCGGTGAAGTTCTCGCTCGACATTCTTCTTCTGGTCCGGAGTGAGCGGGGTGCCGCTGTAGAACGCATCGAAGCTGGCGCGGATCGCGGGGGCGTACTCGATCAATAGCTGTTGCCGCGCCACGTACAGTTGGCTGCTCGACGCGGCGAGCTCTGTTGCCACAAGGATGAGCAGGGCTGCCATCGTGGCCGAGCTGATGGCTGCAAAGTCCTGCGTCATGGCGAACGTCTTGCTCATGTATGCCCCCTGAACTGTCCCGGGCAGCTTAGTGATCCGAGGCATCACTTGCCGATCCTTCGCCCGTACGCTGCTGCCGTGCCGCTCGCCGGCCCGGCCCGGCCGATCTGGCCCGGCTGCGGGGCGGTGGGGAGCGGAGCGCGGATGATGGCGCCCTTGTTGGCCTCGGGGATGAGGCCGTACACGAGGATGCATGAGGCGTCGATGCGGCCGGGCGAGTTGGGGTCGGTCGGCTGCCAGGTGGCCCACTCGTTCTCGAGGTCGGTGAACATGCCGCGCAATCTCACGCGGTCCTGCACCATCTGCTGCGCCACCGGTTCCGCGCGCAGGAGTTTGCCTTGCTTCGCGAACACCATGTCGATGCCCGGCATCAGCACGTTCTTCGGGATGACGTCCTCACGCTGGAGCGTCTCCCACGACGTGCGGATGGCCAGCACGCACATGTCGCGGCCGTAGTTGCCCTCGACGTAGATGATCGAGGCGTTCGTCTCGTGGGCGAGGAGGCAGGCCGCGGTGGACCACTGGGCCGACGACATGGCCGCCGACCGGTCGTGGGTGATCCACACCCGGTTGTCGGAGCCGAGGAAGCCACCGATGACGCCGGCGGTGTCCCGGCCGCCACCGGAGGGGTCGACGGAGACGGCGATCTTCTGCGGCTCGACCGCGGTGACGCTGTCGCGGATCAGGCGCAGCAGGTCGCGGGAGACGAGCGCGCCTTCTGCAGGCTGGGGGTCGCCCTGCGCCATGGAGTGCCAGTCACGGACGCTGGACGTGGCCTTGACGTCCGCCCACCAGGCGAGGAGGGCCCGCCGGTTCTTCGTGCGGATCTTCGGGTGCGGCAGCGGGTCGCCGTCCTCGCGGCCGAGCGGGTCGGGGCCGAACTTGCTGGGGTTGGCGATCGCGGGGAGGTGGACGACCTTCCACCGGCCGCCGTCCTCCAGGCGGCCTTCCTCCTCCAGGCGCCGGCCGCAGAAGTCGTCCGGATGCCACCTGGTCTGAATTGCGACCACGGCGTTCCGGTCGGGCTGCAATCGCTTCAGGGCGGCCGACGAGTACCAGTCGTGGACGTGCTCGCGCTGCCGGGGCGACTCGGCATCGGCACGGTCCTTGTGCGGGTCGTCGACGACCAGCACGTTCACGTCGAAGCCGGTCAGGCCAGAGCCGATCGACACCGAGCGCACGCCGCCGCCCTTGGTGGTGTCGTAGTCCTGCGCGGCAGCCGAGCCGGCGAGGAGCGCCAGGTCGTACTCGTCGCCGTAGTTCGTGATGTACCGGCGGATCGCCTTACCGCGCCGCATGGCCAGGTCGTCCGAGTACGAGGTGACGGCGACGCGGTCCTCGCCGTGCAGGCACAGCCACCAGAACGGGAACCACTCGGCCGCCAGGCTGCTCTTGCCGACCTGGGACGGCGTCCACACCATCAGCCGGTCGTACTCGCCGCGCTCCAGCCCGACCAGGGCGTCGGCGATGACCCGCAGGTGCGGGCGCACCCGGTACACCCGCTCCAGGCCCCGGGCGAGCGTGACCGGGTCGCACAGCAGGTCGCGTGCCATCGCCTTCTTCGCAGCAGCGAGCCGCTGGTACACCTCGGCGTCGTCGAGGTGCGCCTGCTCATCAGCGGTCAGCGTCGTGCTCACTGCGAGGTGTCGTCCTCATCCGCGCCCGGGTCGGGCAGGCCGTCGTCGTCGTCCTCGTCGTCGTTGCCGTCCAGCGCCTTGGTGCGCCGCTGCACCGCTGCGGCCAGCTCCCCGATCCGGGCACGCCGCTGCTCCGCCGGCATCTGTGCGAACTCGGCGAGCTGCACGGCCAGCGGGTTGCCGCCGGGGCCGGTGACCGCGATCGTCGCGCCCGGGTCGCCGAACAGGACGCGCCGGTGCCGCATGGCGACGTCGAGCAGCCGGATGAAATCCCCGACCGACATCGACTGCGCGTCGAGGGTGCCCAGGCGCTGCGCCAGCTTGCCGACCGCCGCGCCCAGGATCCGGGCGTCGCTCTCGGCTGCCTTGCGGCGTTCCTCGACCCATCCGGCCTCGTACAGCCGGTCCAGGTGCCGGTCCCACGCCTCGGCGCGCTCCCGCCACCGGAACCGTGCCGCCGCCTTCCGGACCGTCACCGCGTGAAGCTGTAGCCCTTCCGCAGCCTTCTGTAGGGTCCGTGTCCGGCCGAGGTTACGGTAAGTGACGAACTGGCCGTGCTTGCGAGGTGTCTCGTCAGGCTGCTGCTCCCACGGGTCGAGCGTCGTACTGAGCGTGATCGGTGGGGCGTTGGTGCTCATGGCGGTCAGGCGGGGGTGTCGAGGTACTGGTGCGCCCACAGCTCCAGGGCTTTATACCGGTGCTCTGCGGGGACCTCACCACGGGCTACAGCCTGCTGTAGTGCCTTCTCGACGACCGCGGCGGCCTTCGTGGGCATGGCATCGGTGTGGAACAGGGTGAGGAGCGGGGCCATGCCGTGGTGCTTGGGCTCCCCCGTATCGCGGTCGAACCAGCCGTCGACGAGCTCGTGGGCGTGGTCCTTGAAGCTCTCCAGGATGAGGCCGAAGGCGGTGGCGACGTTGGTGACGTCGGCGCTCTTGGACGCGAGGTCGAGGGCGGCCATGGTCTGGTCGTACTGGCGCAGCGCGGCGACCCAGACGGCGTCGGAGGACGCGGCGAGGCCGAGGGCGTCGCGGAGGACGTCCTGTGCTTCCTTGAGGTCGTCGGGGAGGAACACGATCGCGAGGGTCTGGAAGGTGAGGTTCGCTTCGCCGAGGCTGGGGCTGTCGAGGTCGGCGAGGAGTTCCAGGGTGGCGTCGTCGATGCCCGCGTACTGGCGGAGGTCGAGGTCGTCGATCTTCTCGTACAGCGTCTTCAGGATCGACAGGTCGTCTTCGCCGACGATGCTGTTGTGCGAGATCTGGATGGCGAGGCGCTTGCTCTCGGTGAGCGGGTCACTGGTCTCTAGCCAGAAGATCTCTTCGATACCGGCCTCGACGGCGGCCTTCACGCGGTGGTTGCCGGACAGGATGTGCCGGGTGCCAGTCTCGGTGTCGTGCCAGATGAACGGGGTGGAGGTCAGTGTCTCGTCTTCGCGGAGGTTCGTGACGAGCTGCTGGTACTGCTCGTGCCGCATGTAGCGGGCGTTGAGTTCCAGGCCCTTGAGGGACTTCGGGTCGCCCTTGGCGATGTCGACCTTCACTTCTTCACGTCCTTGCCGTATCGCTTCTTCCACTCGCGGAGCACCTCGGCGAGCGGCTTGCCTGAGAAGGGCGCCCCGTACTGGAGCTGGTACTGCTGGGCGTAGTACGAGTCGTTCGGATCGATGCCCTTGGCCCAGTCCTCCTTCAGCACGTCCTTCTGGTCGCGCTTGAGGAGGCGCAGCACGCCGCGGTACTTCATCGACACCGGCCGCTTCGTGAACGCGGTCGTGGCGAGGGACTGGTAGCGGCGGTGCCCGTGCCGCCAGGTCAGGAGCTGCGCTTCCCGGCTGATGGCGGCCATCACGATCAGCTTCGACAGCTTCAGGTACCGGCTGGTCGACACGGGGAAGTCGGACAGCATGTAGACGGTGGGCTGCTGGGGCAGGTGCGCGCCCCAGTTCCCGAGGGTCGGCGCCCAGGAGTAGGCGAAGACGCCGACGAGCTTCTTGTCGACGAGGACGGCCACGCCGAGGGACTCGCTGCCGGGGCGGATGTTCGCGTTCATGTACGCGGAGCGCAGCGCGGCGAACTGGCCGCCGGTGAGGACGGCGAGGCTGATCGTGTCGCCGATCTCCTCGTCCGCGAGGTGGGGGCCGGGCCAGGCTTCGGTGCGCTGGCGGGGCTCGACCAGCCGCATCGGCCCGGCGTTCGCGTACACGTAGATCGGGATGCCGCGGTTCGTCGTCCGGGTCCGGCCGCGCAGGAACTCCGCCATCTCCGGGACCTCTTCGTTGGTGCCGAGGAGCCAGTGGTCGCGGTCGGTGATCCGCTGGATCAGGTACTCAAGCTCGGGGTCCTGCATGATCGTGAACGGCGGGGGCTCCCACTCGAACATCTCCTCCAGCTTGGCGAAGTCCCGCACGAACGCCGCGCCCGCGCCGTGGAACGGCGGGTACGAGACGACGCCGGCCCCGTCGGGGATCTTGTCGACCCAGGTGAGGGCGTCTTCCGCCGAGTAGGAGGCGAGCTTGAGGACCTCCTGTGCGGCGGTGACCTTGGCGACGGTCTTCGCGTGGAGGTCGGGCCACTGCTGCTCGTACGCCTTGCGCATCTTCGCCCAGTAGCGGTGCGACTCGCTCTTGCCCATGAGGGGGGCGAGGCGGGTGCACAGCAGCATCGTGGCGAGCTGCTCGGCCGGGGTGCTGTGGGTCTCGGGCAGCCACGGGAACTCGTCGAGGGCCTGCTCGGTGAGTACCAGGGGCATCGGGTCGGCCGCGTAGTACCGGCCGATGGCCGTGGAGTACATCAGCACGTCGCAGGAGTGCAGCCGTTTGCCGAGCGAGGCGATGGTCTTCTCGACGGTGAAGTTGCCGCAGCAGACGTTGTAGACGTCGGTGACGTCGGTCCAGAGGGATACGTGCTCGCGGACGATGCGGCACATGTCGGATGGGATCGAGCCGTGGAACACGGGGCGGCTCCGGGACGGGTCGGCGATCAAGACGGGCGCAGATGGTAGCCGAACGGACTTACCGGACATCCGACCGCGTTGCCGCTGATCACACGACTGAGGCCCCCGCCCCGGGTAGGGGGCGAGGGCCTCGGTGGAGCGCCGGCCAGGACTTGCACCTGGATCTCTCGACCGGAAGTCGAGCGTGCTGCAATTGCACCACCAGCGCACGGTCAGCCGTCACTCGGCGACCGACCAGGTAGACATTACGTCACATCTTGTCGGCGCTGCGGATTTTCGAAATGCGGCGAGCCACGAAGGCAAACGAGAACATGAGCGAGGTGATGAACACCATCAGTCCCACGGCTAGGCCGTTCCCCATTCCGGCCTGGAGGGCCAAGATGACGAAGAAGAGGATGGCCAAGCTCAGGGCCATGAAGGCTCCCGTCACCACTGGCAAGAAGAGAGGGCTGTCGAACAGAGTCACGGCAAGCGGGGTCTTCTTTGGCTGCTCGGCCTTCTCCAGGCGGCCCTTGACCTCGGCCTCGGCCTTCACCTTCACCGTGGCGCGGGCACCGAAGGCGGCGAGCTGGGCCGCATAGGACATGCCCTTCCAGAAGCGCCGCAGCCACCCTTTCTTGGGGTCCTTCAGGATGCTCCAGAGCTCAGCCTTCCACCCCTCGTACAGGTACGCGCGGAAGTCCTTGCGGACGCTGACGCGGGCGATCTGAAGGATGAGGAACGGGATGCGGAGGGTGACCGTGCGCGTGAGCGCCATGGCCAACTCGTAGATGACCGCGGCGACGAGCGCGCAGATCATGGCGACCATCCACCCGTCGATGTCGTGATCGAGGAGGGTGAGGCCGTGCACGCTGGGCGTCTTCGCCGCGCTGGCCATCAT